CTACAACTACTGGCTCCTCAACAACTAGTGGCTCTTCTACAACTACTGCCTCCTCAACAACTAGTGGCTCTTCTACAACTACTGCCTCCTCAACTACTGACTCTCCTACAACTAGTGGCTCTTCTACAACAATTGGTTCTTCTGTATCAAAAACTTCTGTTTGGGTTTCTTTTTCAAAATTATTTTTTTCTATAATAGCTTCCTCAACAACTACAGGTTCTTCAACAACAACTTGCTCTTCTACAACCACTTGCTCTTCTACAACCACTTGCTCTTCAACAGCAAGTTGCTCTTCTACAACCACTTGCTCTTCTACAACCACTTGCTCTTCTACAACAACTGGTTCTTCAACAACAACTGGTTCTTCAACAACAACTGGTTCTTCTACAACAACTGGTTCAACAACAACCACGGGTTCTTCTACAACAACTGGTTCTTCTACAACAACTGGTTCTTCTACAACTACCGGCTCCTCAACAACTGGTTCAACAACAACCACGGGTTCTTCTACAACAACTTGATCTTCTAGAACAAGTGGCTCTTCTACAACAACTGGCTGTTCAACAAGTAGTAGATGTTCATCAAGACTTTCAGAAATATTATCACTAAAATCATTCAAACTGATCATTAATTTTTCATTAATTTTATTCAAAGACAATTTATCCAAAACTAATTGACTTTGTTGTACACCATTATCAATAGTTTTGCTATTATTACATCCACTTATTATATTACTTACCTTTTTAATTCCGTTTTTAATAAATTTACTCATCTGTTTTCTTTTATCATTCACATTCTTGCTTTCAGTAGATTTAAAAGAAGTATAAGATTTATAAGAACCATTTGATGGACTATTCAACCCACTTTCATTATTATTTTCAAAATCAATGGTTTTAGTATCAATAACCAGATTAATTGGATTATTATGTTCCTCAACTAATTCATCCACGTTATCATTATCATTTACATTATTGTTTTCATTATTTTCGGCGTTTTCATCAAATTGGATATCACTATTAATATGATTGGACATTAATTGAATCTTATTACTGAATCTTTTTAAATATTTAGCATGTAATTTATGGAAAAATTCAATGTATGATAAAAATAGGTTAATTTTCTCTCTCATCAATGTAATTTCGTAATTAAAAGAATTAACGAAGTTATCAATATTTAGCCCAGTTAATTGTTTACTTTTATGTATAGACAATTCATTTTCTCTATTATTAATAATACTAGCAATTGAATTTAATAATACCAAAATATTTTCATGAACATCCATGGTGGTTTCAAATTTATAATCTTTAAAAGGTTCCAAATCTTTATATACAGGAAAATTATTACCCTTTATTATTTCTAGTACTTTTTTATCGGTAATATTTTCAATTACATAAGAACAAATTATTTTATACAGTTTAAAATATTCACAATACATTCGGTTATTAACAAACAAAAATATTCTCTGCATATCATCATATTCTAAATCTATTAATTTACTTTGAAAATGAAATGAATCCAACCCAAATACAAATAATTGCGTATTACCTTGTTTAATAAAATCAGAATACAAATTTTTTAATTTAACCGATTTATTTTTTAAAGACTCAAAGACATTCATTATTTTACTGCGTACTAAACTGATATTATTAAATTCAGTTTTTAAATTGGAAATTCTGAATTCCATAGTTTCCTTTATAATATTTGTAAATATTTTAATATTTAATAAAAATATAATAGGTAAATATGAAAAATAACAAGGATATATTAGGTGATAATGAGGAAAATAATATCCTTATTAATAACATGAACGAAGACCAAATTGAATGGTCAGTTGAACACGAAAGAATTTTCATAGAATGGGGCGATAAAGCAATGTGTTACAAATGGATGCATTCAAAGGCCAATAGTATGTATTCTAGATTGAACGCATGGTATACAATTCCAGTAATTGTTATTTCAACTTTAACAGGAACAGCTAATTTTGCACAAGAAAGAGTACCTGTAGATTATCAAAACTATTTTGTAATGATTGTTGGTGCATTCAATATTACTGCTGGTATTATTACAACAATTCAACAATTCTTAAAAATAACTCAATTGAATGAAGCACATCGCGTAAGTAGTATTTCATGGGACAAATTTTATAGAAACATCAAAATTGAACTTGCAAAACATCCTTCGGAACGAACCAAAGTATTTAATATGATTAAATTATGTAGAGAAGAATATGATAGATTGATGGAAACTAGTCCAACTATTCCTGAAAATATCATAAAAGAATTTGACTATCATTTTCAAAAGCGCACATTTTACGAAAAAATTATTAAGCCTGAAATTTGCGATTCATTGATTCCAACAGATGATTGCAGAAATCCATGGTATAATGATGAAAATAAACAAAAAGCGGAAAGTGAATTAGCCAAAAATATACAAATGAAAGAAAATAAGATTAAAAAGAGAGAAGAAAATAATTATAAAGATGTTAATGATTTCATAGAGTTATTTATTAAAATTAATAATAGAGACCCAATGGAAAATGAAATTTTTGATAATTTGAAAGATAAAATGGATTTAATAACAATTAAAAATATTCTTGAACAAATTAAAACAACTAAATCAAATTATGAGAATGCGTAAAATATAATATAACATTATCATAATCAGAGTTTTGGATAATCATTTGGAAGTATAAAAATTGTTATTAAAATGAATATATAAAAATATACGTAAATGCTGTAAGCTTCAGGAGTTACGCCATAAAATTTTAGTATTTGAATTAAACTGTAAAAAAATATTAATGATAACCCTAATAATGTAATTTTATTCATAATTTGGTAATTATATTATTATATATATTATTATTTTAGATAATTTTTTATTCTCTTTACTTTACATTATTTGATAATCGCAATTTTCATCAAATCTGTCACCTAATGTTCTTTTATTTATATAATGGTAAGACAATGGAGTATGGTTATAATAATCTTTTACTACATACAATGGTACATTTCTTAAATATTCGCCATTATCTAGTTCCATTTTACCTAAATAAACACTATCATAATTTTGTTTCCATAATCCATCGTGGTCACTGATTCTTAACGTCATTTTTTCATAAAGATAATCATTGTTTTCAGAATGGATTAATTTTGCTTTTTTTATTTCAGATTCATCTATACTATCATTTGGATAATTCATTTTTACCAAATTGTTGCCTAGAAATAATGCATACCTTATTATGCCGCCCTTAGTATGTTTTAATTGCAGATTATCAGAAGTATAATCTAATGACCATCCTCCTTGCTTAAATGCATTAGTATAATTTGTAAAATAAAATCCTGAACTTAAAATTGCATTGTTATCACTTGGTCTATTACCAAAAGTAAAATTAAAATGTAGAGTTTTTTCATGCGAACCGGTGTACACAACAGATGGTATTTCAATTTGTTCTTGTTTTGAATTCTTAAAATAGATAAATTCGCTGTTATTCATAAAAAAATCAGAAACATCATCGCTAATTGGAATATCACAAACCTTGTTTTTATTCACTATTTCATCAATTAAAGCAAACCAATACAATGAATTTCTGCTAACCAAATTAGTATTGATTTCTAGTTTTGTTAAATCAACAAAAGCATATACTTTATTTTCATAAACATATAATCCTTTTAAATCAATTGTACTCATAAAAGTTTCCAGATCATAATTTATAATATTAGAATTGTTATTTGAAAGCAAAATAGAATACAAGTAAGTTTTAATTCTTAATAGTATTTCGTGTGAATTATATGAATCGTTTTTATAACTTGTATTTACAGATGGAAAATTTAAAATATCTGTAAAATCATTTATTAACAAAAATGTATTGAATGGTTGTGTGCTATTAAAATTTATTTTAAACGGCACTATTGTAACTTCATCAAAAATGACATGAGATAACACGTTGTCAACGTCAACATGTAGTAAATTCAAAGCATCGTATGTGAAGAATTTCTCGTCGCTGCTCATTAGTTATATTCAATATATCTAATATACTGAATATAACAATTTCTATTTATGTATTTTACGCTTAATTGTTTCTTTTATTTGTTCTTCGCGATTATCCATAATATATTTTGTTAAATCTTCTGCTACATTTTGATCCTTGTAATAATTTTGTAATGAAGCTAATAATGTTTTAGAATTAATTGGCTTTCTAACAGTATTCTTTTTATAAACCAAAGAGCCATCGTTTATATCAAAACAATCAATACTATTTGATTTCATTACAGTTACTAGATTTTCTGTCATAGTTTTTTTTTTATTATTTCTTTCTTTTATTTCTTGTCTTAATTGCGATATTTCTGTATCCATTTTTACCCATTCGCGTATATTAGTAACTAATTGGTCTTTCGGCGATAATATTTCATTGTTTATATTTTCATTCATGTTCGTATTCATATGTAAGTTATATGTATATTAAAATTTTATATCTTTATCTATAATAATATTTTCTTCAATATTTGTATTATTAATAAACCATTTAACATCATTATAACCCAACACGTAATGTCTTTTGCACAAACAATCTTTATATGTATTTGCAAAACATTGGGTTCCCTTATTTTTTCCGCTTTTCAAAATTGCTTTACAAAACTGATGATTGTAATTGCTTGAATTGGTTGAATTGGTTGAATTTATATTTACTTCCAATTTTTTCTGCAGTAATTCCATTTTCATTTTGTTTTTCTCCTCTATTTTTATATTCTTCTCTTCCAACTTTTTATTCTTTTCTTCCAACTTTTTATTCTTCTCTTCCAACTTTTTATTCATCTTATCTTGTTTTATTGTTTCTCTTATTTGTTTTACAAGAGCTATTTTATGAGTATAACAATAGTTATTACCATTATTATATTTAGTTTTTAACATAGAATGAACATAACCAAAATAATGACATTGATGTGTATGTGAATTACCTGATGCATCCAAATTAATAATTTGATATTGACATTGGTGACTTGCACTAACAAAACCAGTATTATAATTATCATTATAACCTTTATTTACATCAAAAAAATTGATCCCGTGTTCTTTTGGATACCCTAAATATTCATAATATGGTAATAATTCATCTTGAATATTTCTACAATAAGGACATCTTATTTGGTTTTGTTTTAATTTTGTCTTTATTTGTTCCATATTATTAAATTTTTTTTTATGATTAAAAATGTCTTTAAAAATAGCTTCATAATTAAATTTATGTCCACAATTTAGTTTAACGAAATTATCTTTTAAAGGGGTGTTTGTAATTAAGCATAAATCTTTATTTTCTATATCATTGGTACCATTGGTACCAGTGGTATTGTCTAAAGAATTATATAGTTCTTTATAAAAATCTATATTGTTTTCAACGTTATATTTCATTCTATTATCTTTAAGATTTATCTTTATATTTTTTTTATTTATAGATAATATTATGCCACCACCAGAAGTTTGGGGACCACCAATATGGACATTTTTTCATACATTAGCTGAAAAAGTAAATGAAAATGAGTTTCCAAAAATAAAATTAATATTGTTTTCATACATTAAACGAATATGCAATTTTTTACCGTGTCCAGAATGTTCTTCTCATGCTTATCAATTTTTAGCAAGAGTAAATATCAATTCAATTAAAACCAAGCAGGAATTTAAAAATATGTTGTATATTTTTCACAATGCTGTGAATAAAAGAAAGAATAAACAATTATTTAATTATGCAAATATGAATAAATACAAAAATTATAATGTCGGCGCAACATTTAATAATTTTATTAGTGTTTATCACACAAAAGGAAATATGAATTTAATTGCAGAATCTTTTCAAAGAAATTTATTAATTAAAGATTTGAAAAATTGGTTAATTAATAATCATAAATATTTTAGGTCTGATAAAAAAGTTTCGCATCGTAATAATAAGGATACAACTAATGAAACGCCTAACGAAACAAATAACGAAACACTTAACGAAACAACTACTGAAATAACAAATAACGAAATAATTAGTGAAATAACAAATAATAATTAAAGTGTTTACAAATTACCAATTAATTCGCCGTTTTTGTATACATTACACTTGAACGTTTGATTTTTAGGCATGCTACATACATCTTTATTACTTTGGGTTTCATTGAAAAATAAATATTTACTAGAACCACCAGCATACATTAAAGTTACAATTAATGCAGACGATGCTAATCCAGTCAATACATTTAAAAATAATTCACTCATTTTAATGACACAACCTTTATATATTTTAATAAACACATCTGAAAGGAAATATACTATCAAACCGCTAAATATCCAGTAATTTACACTTCCATTACTAAACATAGGAATACTTAAATACATAATAGTAAAAGCAAAAACAAATGCACTAAATGTTGAATTTCCATATTTACTGTATTGAATAGATGTGCAAATTGTTCTGTCATTTTGACTTGCAAGTGAACCATTCAACATATAAATAAAATTTCTTAAAACAGAAACACCTATTAAAAACCCTAAAAATATAAACCCTTTAAAATTTTGGAAAATAAAAGATAATGCAACCATTACTATGGCCAAAATAATAGGTGAATAAAAAGATAAAAATACAATGAAATTAAATGGTTGGTAAATTAACAATGGACTATTTCCTCCTATACCTCCTTTGATATCCATGTTTTGAAATTGATTGCTCATAATATATTATAAACTTATTAAATTATTAGAAATTTTATAATATATCAAATTATTTTTTAAATCCAAGTCTACTTGATTCTTATTTTCCTCGTGTTTTCATGCAGTTATTCTATAATCAATTCAAGCGCCTCTTGAATATTAGATACTGGATAAAAGTTAATATTTTTATCTTTGACTAAATCTGTGTTACCATATTTATCAAAAAAATCATTAAAGTCTTTCTTATTTTCAGTTGGATATATGAAATTTTTGACACCTGCTTTAATACCGTATATTATTTTTGTTTTCAATGCGCCAATTTCACCCACTTTACCATTCAAATCACAAGCTTCTCCTGTTACAGCAAAATCGTTTTTGATTTTTTTATTATTCAGTAAACTATACAATAAAATAGATACAGCAATACCTGCAGATGTCCCCGATTTTTCAATACTTCCATCGCCCATATGTAAATGTATACCATATTTTTGAGGTCCGTCAAATTGTTTCTTCAATTGTTTTTTTCTCTCTTCACTTGTCAAATTAAAGGCAACTGTAAGTGAAATTTGAAAGGATTCCTCCATCATTTTATCTAATAACCCAGTTAATTTGAACGATAAATAATTATTAGATGGGAAAAATTTTGCACTGGCTGATAAAATACCTCCAATATTATAGACATTTGCCCAGAGACAATTAATGATGCCAATACTATTATGGTCGTGTATTTTTTGTAAACGCATTTCTCTTTTATCCTTGAAATATTTATTTTTAACATCATCTATGGTTACCTGGATAGGTATTTTGATTTCATCATCTGTTGAAGTAATATTTTTTAATATATTTAAATTGATTTCACCGATTATTTCAAATAATTTTTCTTTTAATTTTCTTACACCTGGTTCTAATGTATATTCTTCAATAATAAATTTAATTGTTTCATGTGAAATCTCAATCATACCTTCCAAGCCAATATTTTTATAAATTTCAGGTAATAAGTGTTTATTGGTTATTTCTATTTTATCTTCTACAGACAAACTATCAAATTTAATTCTATGAACACGATCTAATAAAACTTTATCTATCGCATCAGCGTCGTTATATGATAAAATAAATAGCACTTTTGATAAATCTAGTTCAATTCCAGAAAAGTATTTATCCTGAAAACTGTCATTTTGTGTTGGATCTAATAAATGTGTTAAAATACCAGTAATCTCTTTACCGTGTTCAGTGCGACTAATTTTATCAACTTCATCTATTAATATAATAGGATTCATACATTTTTTATCAATCAAAATTTGAACTATTTGTCCCCACGTACTACCAACATAAGTGTATGAATGCCCAACCAAATGACTACCGTTTGAATCACCCCCCATCATTATTAAACTAAATGGACGTGAATTATTATTTTCATCTTTTAAACAGTCTGATAATCCTCGTGCTAAGGTTGTTTTACCGACACCAGGCGACCCTTCAAACCCAAAACAATTGCCTTTCTGTTCCCCGTTTATCCATTGACTAATTATTCGCTCAATTTGTTTTTTTGCATTGTCATGTCCGTGAACACATTTACTTAATGTTGATTTTATGTTATTCATATAGTGATTTATTTCTTTCATATTACTTTGAATTACATGTAATTCATTTTTTATAGGCACATTTATGAAAAAAATTTTTTTTAACTCATCAAACAATTCATCATTATTTATTTTTTTTACAGATTCTATGAAATGATTCAACTCATATTTAAATTCAAGCTTATTTTTTAGAGATAAAGTTTTATTTATTTCATAATCATTTAATTGCAATTTATCAAGTAAAGTATTTATAATTTGTATATTTTTAACAAGAGTTTTTTTGTCTCCTTTTAAAATAATATCTTTAAAAATATCCCAATTATTATTTTCATGACGTTTTTTTATTAAATTTATATATTTCAATATTTCCAAATTAGTGTATTTTTCTTTTTTTGGTATATCTGAAAAATCTTTAATTACATCTTGATTTTGAATTAATTCATTGAATTGAATTTTAGTTGCATCCATTAAATGTAATATTGGTTCTCTCTTATAAATTGAAAATGGTATTTTTAATAATCCATCCAAGTACTGTCGAGCTTTAGAACCGGAATCCTCGGACTTTGCTTTTACCTCTTTCAATTTTAACATAGCTTTTTCTTTAACACTATCATTGGCTTTCAATAAACATATTTGTTGTTCTAACGGTATTTTATTCATATCAAAATTAGATAATTCATTCGTATAATTTACAGTATTTTTCATCGCCTTTTTAAATATTTGTTTAATACTCCACGGAAAACTTTCAAATATCAACGACTGTTCTTCAGTATCAACGTTACCGTTAACATCATTTGAAATAAGATCGTATAATAAATAAGCAAGGTACTGGTTTTCATAATTATGAGATTTTATTAATAAATAAATTAGCGTATTTCTTTTTGAAAATAAATCATCCGCGACAAACTCTTTAATGATTTGCATAATTGGTTTTTGCTTTAAACTATTTATTTGACTTATATATCCCGCATATTTATCATAAAAATTTTTATAATTATTATTTATCAAATAATCTTTTAAAATTAAAGAAGATATAAATCTTAAAAAATCTTCACTATTTAAATCCTCAAGATTTACAATATTACCAATTATCACTTTTTGTTTATCTATTATATATTTATTATTTAGAAAATCTACCATGATATCATCTACTATTCCATATATTAAAAGCCCCTTTTTTAAAGAAGCGTTATAAATATATAACTTTATTCCATTTACTTTTACATAAAATTGTTTATAAGTATTATTAATATCAAAACAATCCCAATTATTATCTTTACACTCATTCTTACTTAAAATTTTATAACTAATAGGATGAAAATATTTTTTTAACAAATCTATTTTTAAAGATTCATTTGTATTGCAATCATCATTGTTATTGCTACCATTACCATTGTTTAAAAATATTTTTGGTCCAAAACAAATTGTTAATAAATCATCTAAACTGGAAGTCCCATAATTTTTAATTAAACACGATAATTCATTATTTATTTTTTGCAAATCATTTATTAATGTTTCTGTGTATGTATTTGTAGTTGAATTTGAAGTAACAACCAATTCAGCATTCATTTTGATTATCTTATTATTAATCTCATATAACTTTTCAACACACGTATTTACATCGCTCACAGAGAAAATATTTAATATTTTATTTTTTTTTACATGAAACAATGTTTTTTCTATAATATCTTTAAAAAACACCAACTTTTTTTCTATAATATTGTTTTTATTATAATTTTCAATTGATGAAACAGAAATCAAATTATCGTTTGATTTCGTTATATTTCCCCCTTTTTTATTTTTCATCAAAAATAATTATTCTATTCTATTAAATACAAATATAATTATTTTCTAATATACATGAAGAATCAGCGCGTTTTCTTTAAGTCTATATTTAATATATATAATTCAATGTATTAAACATAAAATGCGAATTAACTATAGTTATACTTGCTCTTATAATAAACTATACAAAATGGGAATTCCAAGTTATTTTTCATATATAGTAAAAAATCATCCGGATATTTTAAAGCAAATACATCATAATGTCATGAATGTAGACAACTTTTATTTAGATTGTAATTCTATTATTTACGATGTTATTCATAATATTGATTTTAAAACAGTAAAAGAAGAGGAAACTGACTTGATTATCAAGAACGTATTTATTAAAATTGACGAATATGTGAATGTCATTAAGCCAACCAATAATTTGTTTATTGCATTTGACGGTGTGGCTCCAGTTGCAAAATTGGACCAACAACGTGAGCGAAGATACAAGTCTTTGTTTCAGGCAAAAATTTCTCGTAGTATTTACAAAGGTGCAAAACCTGACCCGTGGAATACTTCTGCGATCACACCAGGAACAATTTTCATGGCCAAATTAAATGAACGTGTGAAAATCTATTATAATGACCCAAAAAAATACAATTTAAAGAATATTATTATTTCAACTAGCGCCAATTATGGTGAAGGTGAACATAAAATATTTGATTATATACGGCGATTTCCGGAAAAACACAATCCGGATACGACGACTATTATTTACGGACTTGACGCGGACCTTATTATGTTGGGTATAAATCATATACCTGTGTGTAATAACATTTATTTGTTCAGGGAAACTCCTCATTTTATTCAATCTATTAACAGTGAATTGGAGCCGAATAAAGAATATATGTTGGACTTGCCTGAACTAGCAAAAAATATTACGTTGGACATGAATAATGGCGAAGAATTGAATAGTGAACAAAAAACAAATCGTGTCTACGATTATATTTTCATGTGTTTTTTCTTAGGAAATGATTTTATGCCTCATTTTCCATCTGTAAATATTAGAACAGGAGGCGTTGATAAAATGTTAAACGCATATAAGGCTGTCATTGGAAATACAAATGAAAATTTATGCGACGGTAAAACAATATTTTGGAAAAATGTTCGCAAACTAGTGAAATTTTTAGCAGACAATGAAGAAGAAAATTTCAAGAATGAGATGAAGTTGCGAGATAAAAAGGAAAAATATAAGTTGGCGGACGAGACCCCTGAAGACAAGTATAAGAAGTTTGATAATATTCCTGCTTATGAAAGAAGTTTAGAAAAACATATTAACCCTTTCAACAATAATTGGCGTGCAAGATATTATGATACTCTTTTTCATGTTAATAGCGAGGATGAAGAGCGAATAAAACAAATATGTATTAATTATTTAGAAGGTTTAGAATGGACTATGAAATATTATACAAGTGGGTGCGTTGATTGGCGATGGTGTTACAAATACAACTACCCGCCGTTGTTGGCGGATTTAATACACTATGTTCCTTATTTTGACACTGAATTTGTTGTAAACAAACATCCTCAACCAGTCAATCCGTTAGTTCAATTGTGTTACGTACTTCCAAAAGAAAGTTTACAATTATTGCCTACAAATTTATATAACAAATTGATTCAAAAATATGGCCATTGGTATGATAGCGATTGTGAATTTGTATGGGCTTATTGCAAATATTTTTGGGAGGCACATGTCATGTTGCCGCATATTGATATAAATGATTTGGAACAATTTGTTATGGAGGAGTATAAGAATTGAGATGACTATAAATATTAAATTTTATTAGTAAATTATATATTTAATGAATAAAACATATAATTTACCTGATTATCAAAATAATATTAATATTTTAGCAAATGAAATTATTCAATCATTTTCAAATAACTACGAATTTATTATAATTAAAAATAATTCAATTTTAATTGGAGAAAACGAAATAATGAATTATTATAATAAATTGAATAATTTAATAGGGAAAGTAAAACTTGTTGATAAAAATAAATATAATGATACAAATCAAGATGATTATTGGGTAGATGTTGAATATAATTTTAAATGTAAAAATGTTGATAATTTAGAAAATAAATCACAACCATGGAAATCAAATGAACAATTGATGTTGCACACAGATAATACACTTTCAAATAATTTAAATTTTGCAAATATAACTGAATTAGTTTGCATTCAACAATGTGATTATTCGGGAGAAACTGTTGTAATATCAAATAGTAAAATTATAGAATTAATTAAATATTTGGATGTTAAAAATAATACTAAACTGTATAATGATTTAATAAATACAACAATTTATCATAAATCAATTGAAAAAAATATATGTATAAAAAATAATGATACACATACGTTTAATTTTAACATAACACAAATTTTAAAAAGTGAATTGAACACATATGATAATTTAACTGTCGCAAACAATTTTTCAAAAATATTGGAAAATATTATGAAATCTAGTTTAGTCAATTTAATAAAATTAGAAAAAGGGGATGCCTTATTATTCAATGACGGTTTAGTAATGCACGGACGAAAATATGTTTTTGGAGAACGTTTATATAAAAAATGTAGTATTTTGATAATTTGAAATGTTTGAAATTTTTATATTTGTTTATAATAAATGTCTTCATTCAATGCAACTGGAAGCGCAAATGGAAGTGCGTATACTTCAACCAACCCATCCTATTTAGTTACATCAAGTGCAACCGCAACAGCAAGTTCTAAATTATCCCACAAAAATGCTAAAAAAAAGGCAAAAAAAATCGCTCAACAAGTGGCAAATAGTGTAGCTCAAAATGATGTAAATATTATTAGTCAGACATTAAGTCTTACACCTGCCGGTGTAATTGGTCAATACAGCTACTTGAATACATCTTATGCTATCAAAACAGCAATAAATGGCCAAGGAGAGTTTGATGGTTTAATAAAACCACAGATTACAGATGAAACAGTTCCTGATGCTTTAATTATAACAGCTAAAAAAAAAATTTATGATTCAACTACTTTTAAAGAAATTCCAAACAGTGAACAGTTAGCTACAATTAACTCAACTTTTTATAATTACGGGGGAATATATGGAGATAAAATAATTGAAGGTAAAGTATTTAGTTCATTAACCCCCAAATCAGTTATATCAAGTAATAGAATTTCAAGTACGGAACTACCTGTTATAATAAATAATCATAAATCGTATAAATATAAGATAAAAATACTTACACGTCTTAAATATTATCTTGACAAAGAAATTACAAATTCAACAGGATATATTGATTTGAATAGAAACGTATATGGTGTAAAAGTAGATTCTAAACATTTAACAGGGTTAAATATTATTAATGAAACCGATAATACAATTACTACCTATACAGGTGCTACTATTAAAGAATCCTATACAGATGATAAGCAATGGAATATCATTAGTTTAGATTTATCAAGAGCTTTTGCAGGTTCAGTAATCCCAAATATTTATCCAGTTGATATTAACATTTAGATTTTTTATATTATATTTGTAAAGTGGATATTACTTTTGTATAAAAAAAATATTTAAAAATCTTGCGTTAGTATACAGCAAATTATGGATTATCCTAGTTGTACAACCGAAAAAGAATTATTACAAATGATAGAAGACATTGAAAAACATGTGTTAGAAAATGACTACGAAAATGCATTTTTTTATTTTTTGTTATATATTGGGAGATTAGAACCTATTGATAGAGACAGTTTTATTATACACTTCAAAAAGTTGATTAGAAAAATAACTTTGTCAAATATACGGAGGCCTGGATAAATTTATATTATCGGAAAAAATTACACCGACCGAAAAGAAAAATGAGACAAAATATAGTTATGATTTGTATATTTTATAACTATGTTTCAAGTAATTTTTTAATGCGATTTTGTCTCATTTTTCTTTTCGGTCGGTGTAATATAAAGAATTAACAATAGATAGATTTAGCAATAATTGCTCAATTGTGGTCTTATAGTGTAGCGGTTAGCACACGGCACTTTGAATGCTGTATCATGAGTTCGAATCTCATTAAGACCTGAAATGTTAATAACAATAATTATAGTATAAATAATATAAACATATACGTGAATATTATTTATACAACAACCCAATATCATGAATAGAGTTGAACAAATGAAAAAAATTCAAGACGATGCCCTTGCATTATTTACAAAAAAGAACATTGATTATGGCGACGCGTTTGCAAAATTTGGAGTTATCGGCGTATTGATGCGTATAGAAGATAAAATACAACGATCGTTATCTATAACCAAAAATGGTGTAAATTTGGTAAATGATGAGGGCATTAGAGACACATTGTTAGACCTACATAATTATGCAGCAATGGCGTTGATGTTACTAGATGAATAATAAATACCAATTTATAAAATATGATTATGAGAAATATATTATCTTAATATTATATAAATATAACCCTTATAAATTTATATAATGTCGCATGAAATATTCAAATTATTTTCATTTACATTACTCTATTATCAATTAAATAACATTCTAAAACCTTTTGTATATGATAGATTCACATTATTTCAAGAAGAACCTATCATATTCTACCCAATTATACAATCTGCCAACATATTCATATTCTATCTTTTTATTTTTTTCACTGCGAATTTATTTCTTTTTTCAAAAATTAAAAAATATACTGTATATGCATTAGCTTTTATTTATATGAAATATGTAATGGACACTATTTTGGAAAGTAATTTGATTGGTATATATCAATATGAATTTAAACGAACAATTATGTGGTTATTTACTACACCATTGATTTTGAAACTATATTGCGATATAAATAATTTAAAATTGGTAGATGTAAATGCTCAATATCATATTGTAAGTAACTGTGCTCATATTGTATTATATCCTTTTCGTAAATCACATTATAACACATACATTATAATATCATTGACTCTATCAGAAACTTATTTTATACATAAATTAATAGAACGAAAATATCAAAAATATACACAATTTATTATATTTATTTGGTGTTTATTTTCATTTATCAATATTATTGAATTAACGAATTTCTTTAATATACACGATATTCAAATATGTTACCTATTAAGCGATATGATTGCAAAATTAACAACTATGTTGATTGTAAATGATTTTGAAGAAGAGACGTATCACATAAAAACCAATGTTGATTTACAATCTATAACTTTATTAACGACTATTAAGAAATCCATGAAACAATTTGAAAAAGTTACTAGTATTACGCCCAAATGCAAATTGATAATGAATATAATTGACAATAGATTAACCGCATTTATTCCAATGGATACAACAAGTTTAAAATTGGAGCTTTTGAAAAAAATACTACCATTGGAATTAGAAGACCGTTATTTGACACAAAATAAAGAATACAAACCATATGATTTTATTTGTGTTTTATTTACAGATATTGTATCCTATACAGAATTAGCGAAAAAATATGAGGCGGATGTCATATACAAATTATTGAATGATGTGTATACACGGTTTGATGATATTGTAAATCGTTATGGGAATTTGCAGAAAATAGAGACGATTGGAGACGCGTACATGGTTGTTAGTGACATATACACAAATGACCAAACAAATAATGTTAAAAATATGATTCTATTTGCACTTGATTTATTACGTGAAATTAAAAATATTCCAACTCCGGATAACAACCCATTGCAATTGAGGGTAGGAATCAATTTAGGAAAGGTTGTTGTAGGTATATTAGGCATTGAAATTCCGCGATTGTGTGTAATAGGAAATACGGTAAATGTTGCAAATAGACTGCAAACTACTACTGACCCTGATAGTATACAAATAAGTACACACGTCTATGAAATTGTAAAAGAAAAACTGGGGGATAATAGTAATATACATTTTGAGAAAAAAGAAGAAGTGTTTTTGAAGAATCTAGGGTCACGAACAACGTATATAATTTCGCCCCCCCCCAAAGACACAATTTTAACCCGATAAAACATGCGAATAATAATAAAAAAAATAATAAATAAATCATCATTGATAATTTTACATTTGGTATTGATTTACGTATAAAATAAACAAAATAAATATTCATATTTATTCATAATATGAATATTCCTATTTCAAATAAAATTCTTGATAATTTCAAACTTAAGAATCACGATTATTTAGTTTCCAACAGTTATTATGATTTAAAATCAGGTGAGCAAGAATATAGACTATATTCTTATTTATCAACTTTTTTTGACAACATAATTATTTTAGATATCGGTACACTTGACGGAAGAAGTGCTATAGCTTTATCACATAATGAAAATAATAAAATATTAAGTTATGATATTCATAATCATATTAATAACAATGAACATAAAATTTATTCAAAAAAAAATATTTTATTTAACATTAAAAATATTATAGAAGACTTAAATGAAGAATTTATTAAAAATGTAAAAATTGTAATGATAGATATTGATCATTATGAAACAATTGAGACGATCATAATAAACAGATTAAAAGAACTTAAATTTAGCGGGCTAATTATTTTAGATGATATAACTAGACATCCTGATCCGCATATAAATGTATGTATGAATAAATTGTGGAATAATATACCATACACTAAATATGATTTTACAAACTACGGTCATTGGTCCGGTACCGGTGTAATTGTTATGAATGACGATATTACATTCACATTTGAATGACCAATTTGTCAAGAATATAGGCGTTCTTTAAGTAGGTTCAGGAATTTATTATATAAACTTATTTTTTTTTCCAAAAGTATTTTGGGATTTTCATTTTTGGACATTTTTTTTGTCCATTTTTTGAAAATCCGAAAAAGTCTTGGAGAAAAAACAAGATTTGTTACCATAATTGAAAATTAGCGTGTTGTTGCAGAAAAAATAATTTCGCAATTGTTACGATAAATTTTTATGAAATTCGCGTGGAATAATTTAGGGGATTTTTTCTGTTTCCAATATATGGAAACATTTGGAAACAAAAAATCCCCAAAAATCCCCAAAAAATATGAATGTAGTGTTTGCATGTATTTTACATGCAATTTGAAAGATTATAAAAAACACATTAACACGATAAAACACAAAACACATGAAATGGAAACATTTGGAAACAAAAAATCCCCAAAAAGTGATGAAAAAACATTCGTTTGTGACTGCGATTCTCATTTTTTATCAAGAGCTGGGTTGTGGAAACATAGGAAAACATGTGGGGATTTTTTAAAAAATTTATCCCCACATGATAACAATCCCGAGCCTCAACCTAAATCAAACTATGAATTTAATAAAGATACGCTTATTGAAATCATTAAAGAAAATCACGATTTTCAAATGGATATGCAAAAGCAGATGATGGATTTTATGAAATCGAATGTTTGTTATAATAATTCTATCAATACAATCAATAATTTGAATAATAGCAATAACAAAACTTTCAACTTACAATTCTTTTTGAATGAAACGTGCAAAGATGCAATGAACATAATGGATTTTATAGAATCCGTTAAACTGCAAGTATCTGACTTGGAAAATGTAGGAAAGGTTGGGTATATTGAAGGGATATCAAATATAATCATTAAAAATTTACAAGCGCTAGACGTAGAGAAAAGACCAGTTCATTGTGCTGATCAAAAGAGAGAAGTTATTTATGTAAAGGATGATAATATTTGGGAAAAAGAAGATGAATCAAATAAAAAATTAAGAAAAGCTATTCGTATGATTGCTCACAAAAACATTTGCATGTTTAAGGATTTTAGAGAGAAATATCCAGATTGCGAGGATTACGATTCTAAAAAAAATAGTCAATACAATACAATAATATATGAGGCCATGGGAGGAAAAGGAGATAATGATTATGAAAAAGACACAAAAATCATTAAGAAAATAGCGAAAAATGTTATTATTGATAAAAATTAGTAAGTAAAAATTCAAAAACTTTAATATAATATTTATACTATATTATGGCTACTAAACAAATAATTAGCGAAATCCCTAACAGAGATGCATTTTTTCACTTGTTACAAAATAACCCAGGTTTAATTGTCTTAAAATTAGGCGCAGAATGGTGCGGTCCGTGCAAACAAATAAAACACATAGTTCATGCTTTTTTTGCTACGTCGCCATTGGACGTTGTTTGTGGAGACATTGATGTAGACCAAAGTTTTGATTTTTATTCCATGTTAAAAAGCAAGAAAATGGTTAATGGAATTCCTGTTATGCTTTGTTATAAAAAAGGAAATGATACCTTTATACCCGACGATATGGTTACAGGCGCCGAACCAATGGGACTTGATGCTTTTTTCAAAAGATGTGGAAATCATTTAAATGATGTACGAATCAAATATCCAAAAACACAAGGTAGAAAATAAATTAGATATCAAAATTTTCAATAACAAAATTACTAAAATGTTTACAATTTCGTTTATACAAATTCATTCCAATTATATTAGTACGATTCCAATTATTTACTACCTTAATAATTTTATTTTTTGATTCATTGTTATGAATATCATCAATGCTAATACAAGGTGTGCGATACCATTCAGTAAGATTCCAAACTCGCATTCTACGAATACGAACTTCAGCAGGAACATATTTACCCATAAATAATTTCAATAAAACATCAGGGTGACTTTGGTTTATTGGTGTATAGTCAATTGTCAAAATTGCATTATTATCGGGTACAACAACAATATCGTGAACCCGTAAACTAGGAAGAATATTTAATATAGCAGCATGTTTTTTACACAACTTTGTATATATATGATTATTGTTGAATAAAAAAAACAAAAAAGCAATATAATAAAACATTTTATATAAATAATATATTATTTATATAATATATATTATTACTATGAAACCATTTATTAATTATATTATACTTTTTGTAATACTAATAGTTGTTGGTGTACTTTATTATAGATATGAAAATAAACGAATGGCTGAAGAAAATGAAGATAATGTAGAAACGATTCGTAAATATTTATTAGATGATGCAACTTTAGCCAAGAGTAAAAAACCAATATTATGGATTCATGTTCCTTACGAATACAATTCTAGAAACTGGTTAAGTTTCGGTTCTAGAAGCTCTTTTGATTTAAATCAACCTTATCTATATTTAACAGTTAAATCTATTATTCAACAATGCGACTCATCATTTACTATTTGTTTAATTGACGATAGCACGTTTTATAAATTAATACCAGGTTGGACTATTGAGATGAATAGGATATCATCACCTATTTCAGATAATATGCGAATGCTAGGTTTAATGAAATTAATGTATATGTATGGTGGAATGATATCTCCAATTTCATTTTTATGCATTAAAGATTTATTACCGTTGTATGAAAAAGGAATATCAGGAAACAAAATGTTCCTTTGTGAAACTGTAAATCGTAATATTACATCTACTGAATATAATTTCTATCCAAACCTGATATTTTCAGGCGCAGTGAAAGAATCTCCAATTGTTGGTAATTTGATTGAATTTATGCAACGAATTATTTCTAGAGATTACACTGCGGAATCACAATTTTTAGGTGATTTCAATAGATGGTGCGAAGCTCGCATAAGAAGCGGTGAAATTAATATAATTGACGGTAAAGAAATTGGTACAAAAACAATGGATAATACAAGAATCTTAGTAGATGACCTTTTGTCCAACAATTATTTAAATATTTACACGCAAACATATGGTATTTATATTCCTGCGTATGAATTATTACAGAGACACCATTATAATTGGTTTTGCAGATTATCAGAAAAACAAGTTGTAGAATCAGACACCATAATAGGTAATTATATTTTAGTTACATTGTCAGAGACTGGTAAACATGTGTTAGAACCACTTCAAGTAAAACCGAATGGTTGGGTTGGATTTTGGAAAACACCGTTATATCCCGGATTATATGGGCAAAAGCCAAATTTCTTGGGCGATAATTTGAGAATGGTAAGATATACCGGTAAATAAATTTTATATTTGAAATTAAAAAATTGTAAACATAAAATAACTGTAATCTTAACTGTAAATAGCAGAAACCATACGAGAGTCGCCGTCCCTGCGAGCGTAACGACTAATATCATAATCATAAACAGCAAAACAACGAATTAAAAATCTATCGTGTCCATCATATTTTGGATAAAACGGCGACCTACCATGTACAGCACGCATGTTATCTATCAAAATAATTTCCCCCTTCTGTAAATTATGTTGATTGCGATATTTATAATAAATGTCAACAATCTTTTTTATCAAATTATCTGCGTCTTCATTTAATCCAAACATCAAATCCTGGTCAAAAATTAGTTTGGGGTCTTCATTGTCTCCACTAATAATTGGAAAGGGACCGCGAACATCGCCTTCTATAAACCCATTACCGTTCAATTTGAATGACAAATCCACTCCTGTTTTCCATAACGGCAACCGAAGCATTTCTCTCTCATTGTCATTCATATTTTCTAAAATACACTGAACAGGCAGTACATATGTTTGTGCTAATGGATCGCCGCGAATACAAGCCAAACTTAAAATATCAGGGCGTAATTTAGAAAATGCCTGTTCAGTGTGAATCTCCAATTCGGTGTTACTACCAACACTTGCTTGTTCATTTTCCATTTTTTTCACAGGAACAATGTCTTGAAACAGTCCACCACATCCTTCAGCTTCATATGAAATCATTTCTGCGATAACATTTATCAGGATGCTTTGAATATATGCAAGTAATGTCTTTTCTCCCGTTTTACTATTGTTATTATCAGGTGTTTTTGGTAGCGTCATTGATATTGGATAAGGTAATCCTGGTGCAATATTGTCAAAGGAAATATTTTTGATTAGCAAGAACCCAGTTTCCGTTCCTTTTTTTGCAAAATCACTTAAAGCATTTTTGATTCTTTGTGGAACATTCGCAGAACATTCTTTTGATTGTCTACAAAATAATTCGGTGTTTTTTGATGGATTCGCTGTTATTTGAAACGCTAAATCAACCAAAACATTATTTTCTTCGTTTGTAACTTCAATAATATATGGTTGAGTTTTTCTGTTAGACGACATGTAGTTAGTTTGTTGCATTGTTTATGTTTTATTTACAATATAATAATTATAAATAAAAAAATTGATTTGTGTAAACAATTTAAAAATAAAGGCAAATAACAATATAGATACAGAAATGACAAAAGTTAGTACTGACTGTTTAGTTCTTAAAATTGAAGAGCATATTGATGGCGACTTGGACACCACATTATTTATTTTGTATGATAATAATGAAGAGACTTATTTAGTTAGAGGAAAAAGAAGCAATGTATCTGGTAAACCTGAATCGGTTCCATATTCATTTTACTGTAAATACGCTTCGGAATTAATAGACTTTATCGGCTTTGTTATTTGCAAAAAGAGTAAAATTAGTTATACGTTATCTAATTATGATGATTTACCAAATGATCAACATGATATAGATTATCAATATTTAAATGATTTAGACGGTGATGTTGAATATGAATTAGCTGGCTATGATAATCAAAAATTCAATAAAAAAAAACTATTGCAACATTTAAGAATGTTACGAAATGTGTTCAATTATTATTAAATAAATAATAGAAATATTTATAGAAATGAAAGACGCTGTTTCACTTTTACTGACGACTACTTGTTTAGCAGTAGCAGGATTAGGAATATATTTTTTTAGTTATAAAACAGACGACGATAATGATACTACACAAAAAAATAGTAGAAAAAGATCGGGAGGCAGTAGTAAAAAAATAGTTGAAGTAGAAGAAAAAAGTCACGACGGTTATAATGATTACGATGATGAAAAGATTGATAATCATGATGATAATAGTTACAATCATGATAATAAAAGCGATGATGATTTTGACGTCAATGACAATAACAATTATATCAAATCCAGTGTCAAAACCAAAAATATCTCAAAAAAACCTGCAGGTAAAACAAAAAAAAATAAAAACAAATTTACATCGTCTAAAAAAAGATATTATTACTAGTTTTACAATATTTATTTACATTTTATTTTTGTAAATAATGTAAACAATATCATAAGACGACTTAATATATTTAATTTGCGAAATGTATGTTAATTTATTATAATTACATATCTGACGCACAACAGTTATAAAACTATTATATGTGAGTTTTTTTTCAATATACTTTTTTTTTGAATTATGATAATAAGGTTTACAAAGTTCAAAGAATTGTTGAATGCTATCATTAAACACTCCTTTTTTGAACGATTCTAGGTTTAAAATATAATGTTTATCATTTTTCATACATATATCTTCTAATAAATTAAATAATAAATCGTTAGGTATGTCTTTTTTAAATATTTGTGTTGACATAAATTATTTAAGTATATAAAATGTAATATATATAAATATTATATTTTATTATTCGCGCTTTCATAATAAACGCACAATTAAATTTTTTACGCATTTGCTAAAATAGTTATTAAATTATTTGTAAATAAAGCCAATTCTATTTCATCTTCATGAATATTATGAAATATAGTTATATATTTACAAATGTATGGTATTATTTTATATTTTTCATCTTCGGTTAAAGAAACACATTGTTTTATAAAAACAAAATAATTGTCTAGTATATCCATTACCGAAAACCCTCTATCGTATAAATCATAAATCAAATCTAAAGCATCTTCAATTTTGTTTTGTTTTATTAAATTTGTATAATCTTCCAAAATGTAAAAACTAATATTAGAGCATAATTTCATAGCCAATTCAAGTGTAATCTTTTCACCTAAAAGTTTAAATTTTTCCATGTAGTTAATTAAAATTTTAACTGTGTTATTACAAATGTTAATAATAAATTCTTCTGCTTGAGGTTCAATGTCAATTCCTTCATTAGTTTTGATAGCTTGAATAATTTCAATCAAATTCGCTTTTTCAAGCGGTTTTATCTTTATGATATAAAAACGAGATTGTAAACTCTCAATTACTTTTTGAATATTACTACATGATGATATAAAGTGAACATTGTGACTATATTTATCAATACAATTACGAAATACTTGCTGACTTTGTTCATTAATAAAATCAATGTCATCTAAAATAATTATTTTTTTTTTATTCGGAATAGTTGAACATGTTTGACAAAATGTTTTAACATCTGTTCTATAATAATTAATTCCTTGTTCTTTTAAACTATTAATAAAAAGAACATTTTCTTCATAATCTTTAGGGTGTTTTCCATTGTAATATTCTTTAATAATAGCATTTAACAACGATGTTTTACCTGATGCAATGTTACCCAATAATAAAATGTTCAAATTGTCCATTAAAACAAGCGTTTTTAATATATCAATAACCTCATTGTTTTTACCAAAATCATCAAAATAAATTGGTTGAAATTTATGGATAAATAATTTGTCTTCTGATTTCATAACTAATAATATTTTATTAAATACAAAATAATTAATATTATTAGTTATTTTATATTTAAGTATATCTTATTAGATAATATACTATAGTAATTTTGAAATGTCTGAAAAAGAAGATTTATATAAAATTTTAGGTATTAATGAAAATGCGAGTCATGATGAAATAAAAAAAGCATATAGAGGATTATCATTAAAATATCATCCTGATAGAAACCCTGCACCGGAAGCAACTGAAAAATTTAAACAAATTAATCAAGCTTATGAAGTTTTAGGAGATGAACAAAAAAGAAAACAATATGAAATGGAACGACAACATCCGTTTATGAGAATGGGTAATATGGGACATGGTATGCACGGTATGCACGGTATGCACGGTATGCACGGTATGCACGGTGGACCTAATGTAGGTGAAATGGATGACATTTTAAAAGCATTTTTTGGTGGAATGCCTTTTATGGGGGGTATGGGCGGCTTCAATATGAATCCCAATAATATGGATGAATTAAATGGAATGGGTGGTATACCTGGTTTTCCACCTGGTGCACAATTTCACGTTTTTCATAATGGAATACCTGTTAACATAGGTAAACAATTTCAAAAACCTTCTCCAATAAACAAAACCGTTACTATTGACATTGAGCAAGTTTACAATGGTGCAACAATTCCTCTAGATATTGAACGATGGATTAATGATAATGGTACTAAAATTTTTGAAAAAGAAACGTTATATGTATCAATACCCAAAGGTATTGATGAAAATGAAATTATTCTTTTAAAAGATAAAGGTAACATCGTTAATGAACACTGTAAAGGAGACGTTAAAATATTTATCAAAATAATCAACAATACCGATATTAAAAGAAATGGTTTAGATTTATTATATGATAAAAATATTTCACTAAAAGAAGCATTATGTGGTTTCACATTTGAAATTAAGTTTATAAATGGTAAAATGTATACTTTAAATAACAATAGCGGAAACATTATTACTCCTGAATATAGAAAAATAGTTCCTAACATGGGGTTAACTAGAGAAGGACATACGGGAAACCTAATTGTTATTTTTCACATAGAATTTCCTGAAAAATTGACAACTGAACAAATGAAAAAATTAGCCGATGTTTTATAAATTTACGAAAAAATGATTTAGAGACAATGCACAAATAAAATTTGTACGAACATAAGTCAGTGGTAGACTATTAGACTTCCAATCTAACAACCTGGGTTCAATTCCCAGTGTTCGTATCTGTGTATTTGAATAAAATACAATTATATTTCACAAAAAATATAATTGTATATGTATATAAATGGCTGGAAGACCAAGAATTGTAAGAAATATTAAATCATATATTAATTATGTTGATAATCATAGTGATTCAGGGCCAATGAAAATTGGGACAGGACCTAGTATAGGAGTTACTCGTTATTATTGGCATAATTTACAATCTTACGTAAATCAAACTGCTGGAAAACCAAAAAAAAGTTATAAGAACATGGTATTTTTAGGAATAAACCCTGCACAGACGCCTGTTAGAGAAGGGTTCACACAATCGTGTAATTATAATTATTCATACGTCCCCAATCGTGTTTTACCCAATTATTTTGCAGATTATAATAAAAAATACCACAATCATTATTATAGACCATATCTACCTAACCCAGAAGACACTGAATTATTAGATTTTAGACAAAAATATACCGATGCTTATAATAGTTATCTGAATAAAAAGTATATTGGAATGAATAGATAAAAATGAAGAGTGTTACTATAATATAATAAAAAGCATAATGTTTTTATTATATTTTTCTTTTTTCATGTTTAGACGTTTATAAATTGATCGCGTTGTGGTAACACTAAATTATCTAGATTACTTGAATTATAATTTACTAAATTTTCTTTAGGAGGCAACGGAAAAGGAAAATAACCATCAATTGATCTGTAAGAATATCTTGGATACAAACCTAAATAATTGTAAAATCTTCCGCAATTGTGTTCACTACAAACTGCTGCCCGGGTATTTTTTGCACGACGGTTTGCTCTATTTTGAGCGCCTACACCCCCGGTCCCTGGTTTATATTTATTATATAAGTATGTTGGTTTATTACAAATTAACCCATACAAAGGATTTTTTCTACCGCCAACCCCTGTATTTTTTTTGTATAAAAATCCAGGAAAACCTTGTGAACCACCATACCAAAATTGTCCGTTTGAATTACTTCCTGTTCCAAAACCTTTAAAATATGACATTTCTTTTATATATTAGAGATATATTTTTACCTTTTTAGAAAAAAGGTAAAACCAAAAATCTACTTTTCAAAAAAGTAGAGCCAAATTACCTTTTAGAAAAAGGTAAAAACCAAAAATCTACTTTTCAAAAAAGTAGAGCCAAATTACCTTTTAGAAAAAGGTAAAAACCAAAAATCTTGCTATTTGGCTCCACCTTTTCTAAAGGTGGATTTATGAAATTTTGCGTGTAGGAATATCAGATGAAACAAGATAAATTGAATTTTCTGTAATAATAATAAATTCTTCTGCGCTTTTATAAAATTTCACAATTCCTGATGTGTATTCCTCTTCCGATTTTACCAGTAATTTTTCACCAGTTGTTTTTGCTCCAACAAGTGCCTTTTTATCAAGAGATGCGGTCCAATAATCCATCATGATTGGTTTGTCCTCAACTATAGACAATTTGCAAACGTGTTTTAATGTGATATCAGATGGTAATCTATAATTAGATTCACTACTAGATTTACTAGCAACAAGTGTAGTAGAAGGATTCATATTTGTCTTTTGTTCTGACATTTATTTATATAATTTTAAATTATTAGTCTTTAAATACTTATTTTGAATAAAATACTTAAATTTTTAATATTTCAATAATTCAAAATACAAATGAAAACAAACAATATTTCAATTAAAGAAAATGATTATTCGTTAGATAATTCTGATAATTATCATAAAAATTTTAACTGTGATGTAGTAGAAATTTTGCATAAATATGTTTACGTAATAAACGAATTTTTAAAATTTATTTTAGAAAAATCAAACCTTAAAAATAATAATTATGCAAAATTTATTATAACAAGAGGTTACGATACTATTACAAACGTGTTTAACACTATTTTATACTATACTAAAAATTTGGATTTGACATTTTATCATTGTCAAAAATCTTACTATTACTATATTGAATTTATAGAACAAATATCATATGAACAACATATGTTTCTACAATTAAGTTCTAGAGATGCTACAACCTACGTATACAAAAAAACACTACTTGATTTAAACTACGATTTTAAAAAAAATATGGAACCGTGTTCTAATGAAATTAAAAATATGATAGAACTAATAGACGAACAAATAAAATTATTTAAACTTATTTTTGAATTTATAATAGAACACTTACATTTGGACAATAAATCGTTAAATACAAATGTAAAAATTATAAATACATATCAAGATATTTGTCTTAAAATAACTGATTCAAATTTTAAAACAGAAGTTATATGTGTATTGTATAAAATTATTGAAAACGTCAATAAAAATTTACTATGTAATTACAATAAAAAAAATAACACAGATAATTATCTTTTGTTAGATAGCTACACTGAAACGCTTTTAAATATTTTAAAAAATTCTAGACGAAAAAATTCAAACATTGCTTTTTGGAAAATGATGGAAGATAAATCGTATAATAATGAATTATTGTTTTTCTCTTAGTCTACAACAGTGATTAATATATTTTTTCTCCTTATTTTTTTCTTTTTATCAATTTTTATTACGTTACCATCTGTTATTTGATCATTGTTACTATTTTTTTGACAAATATTTTTATATTCAATCAATAAAATATTTTTAAGAAATTCATAAATCAACAATAAAACATTTTCATCGCATTTACCCACAATTAAAACGCTACCAGTTCTAAAAATCATGAATGATACTTGTGTAATATTTTTATATTTTTCTACGTTTTCTTGTGATATTTGACAACCATTTTGTATATCTACATCTGAGTTAAAATAAAATTTACATTGAATTCCTGGATACGAACATGGATCATATATAGATTGTATATTGTATTTATATTTTAATGTATCGTATAATACTTCTCTGTTTATATAAAACCCACAATTAAAATTAGAATTGATCAATACTGTTTCGCAAGTATTTTCCTTGTAACACAATTCTTCACTTGTATGCGGTTGAAGCGTTTCTAATACAAGTTTAAGTATCATATCAAATGAATGATCGTTTTGTATTCCAGGAATTTCTAATTTTCCAGTATTAAAAACCTTAACATGAAATTCTTTAAAATTATTTTCTACTTTTATACGTAAAATTAGTACAAAACAGTTATAAAACGCACTCTTCTTTTTTGATCTATAACTCATTATGTCTTTTTTAGATAAACCAACAGTTATCTTTCTTATATCTTTAAATTTGATGCGTCCAGTTGGATTGTTAATGCTAGTTATAATTTGTTCATCATAATAACACGAATCTTTTAATCTTTCCTTAATATCTAAAATTTCTTCTTCTGTGTTAGAATTAAACTTCATTTGTTTTTTAATTACACCATTCTTGGGTTCCATATACTTAATAACTGGAATATTCCAAAACATGTGTTTTAAATCAATTGGTTTATTCAAATATGCTATCTTTGTTTTTGTTGAAATATAAATTTCACTTGCTTTAGGAATATGATTTTCTATATTATTATCTGCATTGAAATTTTCAACTAAATTTGCTGAAATAAATTCCTGGTCAATATTTTTATTATTTTCATTTTCATAATCAAGATAATCATTGTCGCTATCATTATCATAGTCTATTGAAATAAATTTTTTCCATTCTTCATCTATATTGTTTACAATTGACATTGTATATAATTCCACATTTTCTTTATATTCTTTATATTTAAATTATTTCAATTATTTTCTTTATTATATAATATAAAGAATATGATAATGAAAAACACGACAAAAGGTATGACAAAACCAATAGAAATAAAGAAAAATATAAATAATGTTTATTTTGAAAATAAAAATCAATATAGTTTAAAACAAAATTTTTTTGATCCTACTAAAAGCTCGCCACCGAATGATTTCATGATTAAATTATATAATAGGATTATACAATACGATATACCATTACAAAAATAATCCTAATTTTGATAATAAATAATTTATTAAAATATCACTACTATTTGCGCTTTGAGCATGCATTATATTTTCTATAAAATATAAAAATTTATGAGTTATTTTAACTTTTTTATTGCGAATAATATAATTCACAAAACTCTTTATTAAATTTTTTTTATCCATATTATATTTGTTACTTATTGTGTATATATAATATTCAATATGCTCATTTTTTGATTGAAATTTTATTTTATTTAAAATATTTTCCCATTCATTACTTTCTATAATATTTAAATAATTTAAATTGTTAACCGTTACAACATATTGGTTTGATTGTATGAAATTGATCATACTTCGCATATCTGATTTAAATAATTTTTGAATATTTATTAAAGAATCATCTGTAAAATCTAATTTTTCAGATTTACATATATTTCTCAAAAAAGCAATAATATGTTCTTTCGGTAATTGATTGAAACGTAATCTAATAAATTCATTCTGTAACCCTTCGTCTATCCGACTTATATAATTACATATTAAACAGAAACGAACAGAACCTTTGTAATTCTGTAGAAGATACCTTAATGCTTGCTGTGCATTTTTCGTCATATAATCAACCTCATCTAATATAACAAATTTCATACCGTTATTGAAAAGTGGTTTTGAATTTACAAAAAAATTAATTTGATTTCTTATAATGTCAATACCTCGTTCATCAGAAGCATTCAGATGAATTATTAAATCCTTGTTTTTAATGCCTATTTTGTTTTGATATGCATTTATTAAATTTATTATAGTTGTGGTCTTACCAGTACCAGGTGGTCCGTAAAATAACAAATTTGGGAAATATTGTGTCTCTATTATGTTTTTAAAAATTTTTTTATTCAAAGGATCCAATACGATTTCTTCAAAATCAGTGGGTCTATATTTTTCACAAAAAGGTATAAATTCTTTGTTATTGTTTTTTATCATTGTAATTCAAATTACATTGTTTAAAAATATATCTTTAATATTTAATTTATTTTACAAATAAAAAAATGAATTAAAATATTTGTCATACTTAATGATTATAACAATCAATAATATGTCATCAAGCTCGTCAGCGCCATTATCTTTATTAAATTCAAAAAGTTACTTAGAATTAATTATTGGTCCGATGTATAGTGGTAAAACAAGTAAATTATTGGAAATATATAAACAATGCAAATTTTGTGATATTTCCGTTTGTGTTATTAATCATTCACTTGACAAACGTTATCACGAATCTATGCTATCTAGCCACGATAAAGTAATGGTTCCATGTTTAAATATAGAAAATTTACATAATTTATGGTTTAATAATTGCGAAATTGATCTAACTTCTTTTGGAGATAATACAAATCATAAAATAATTAGAAACTCTGAAGTGATTTTGATAAATGAAGGACAATTCTTTAGTAATTTACACGACGTTGTCAAGGATATGTTAAAAAATAATAAGGTTGTCTATGTATGTGGTTTAGACGGCGATTTTGAGAGAAAGAAATTTGGGGAAATTTTAGATTTGATACCATTGTGCGATAAGGTAACAAAATTGACGTCGTTATGTTCTCTTTGTAAAAACGGGACTCCTGGAATATTTTCAATGCGAATTTCTAACGAAAAAGAACAGACTGTTATAGGGTCAGAAAATTATTTACCGGTTTGTAGAAATTGTTATGATACAAAATAAAAATCTTTATTGGTATATAATGGTATATATTATATTAAAACAATTTAAATTAATAAAGGGTTATTATTTATTATATAATTTACTTTAAAATGGCGCGTAAGAAGAAGATAGATACTACAACACAAAATTTAAAAAACATTGAACCTGATAATAGTGATATATCAAATATATCTTTAAATATTGAAAATGAAGATCATGTAATAGATAATATTATTATGAATACTGAAGTAAATATAATTAATAAACCTAAAAGGGGGAGAAAATCCAAAAAGGATTTAGAATTAATTAACTCTGGTTTAAAACCTACTAATAATGTTAGTGCTATTACTAATAATTTATTACAAATGGGTGAAGTAAATGATGAAACAAGCGATGATGTTTCAAATTCCGATAAAAACCCAGAAATTCAAGAACTTAAACCAGCTGCAAAAAAGAGGGGTAGAAAGCCAAAGGGAGGTAAAATTATTCAACAACTAACAAATACTTTCAATGTTAAAGAAACAAAATCAAATGTTATATTACATTTGAAATGTCATATTAAAGATCTGAATAATAATATAATTTCTAATAATGTTAATGGTTACAATTTTACGTCAAATAAAAATGAATTGTATGAAGTTATTTCAAATAACGAAAATGTTTTTTTGAATATAAAAACTAATAGTTCTAACGATGACACTATTAACAATGATAATATTTTTTCAACTATTATTCCCAACGTAAACAGTACTTATAAAAATGCTCATTATGATGAAGACTATAACAACAATTTAAACGATGATGATAATTACAAACCAAATAAAAATAATGAATTGAAAGATTTGTGGAAAAAACTTAAAAATTTACAGCATAGTTTACACCTTAATAATATTAATGATAAAAAATCCGCTTGTTTTTGGTGTACATATGAGTTTGATAATCCGGCTATTTATATTCCAAAACATTATATTAAAGAGTCTTATCATGTATACGGTTGTTTCTGTAGTCCAGAATGTGCAACAGCTTATTTAATGGAAGAAAACATTGATAGTTCTACAAAATTTGAACGTTATCATTTATTAAATCATATTTACTCAAAGATATACGACTATAAAAAAAATATTAAGCCTGCACCAAAACCATACTATATGTTGGAAAAATTTTACGGAAACTTGAATATTCAAGAGTATAGATCATTATTAAAGAACGAGCGTTTGTTTTTAGTAGTAGATAAACCTTTAACACGAATATTACCCGAGCTTCATGAAGACAATGATGATTTTATTATTAACAACAAAATTATTTCATCTAATACATATCAAATCAAAAGAAAATTGTTACAAAAACAAAGTAAAAACAATATAGTCAATGAAAAATTTGGATTACAACAAAATTCTTCAACAATGTAAAATAAATTTTTATTATATCAATATATAATAAAAATAATGATACCTAAAATAATACATAATATATGGATACAAGGATACGAAAATTTACCAAATGAGAATAAGATTAGATATGCTAATATAAAAAAAATAAATCCTCAATGGGAATTTATGATTTGGGACGACGAAATGATAAAAAAAATGTTAAAAAAGTACCCTTCAGTTTATAATGTCTATGTTAAAACTAATAACTACACAGAAAGAGATGGTAATACTATAAAAAGTGACATAGCTAGGTATATAATTATGAAAGAATACGGTGGTTTATATTTTGATATTGATTTTAATTGTACTTCATCATTTGACGAATTATTTTTGAATGACCAAACAGAAAACAATGACATCAATGAAATGAATAAAAACAAAGAAACAAAGAAAACAACCAAAAATACAATTTATATTTCTAGTTCCAATACAAATATATGGAACTATATTAATCCTTTTCAAAAAACAAAGTATTGTTCTTGTTTCATGGCGATGGATAAAAATCATCCAATATGGGAACCCGTAATTCAAAAACTTAAACATGCAACTACTAAATTCCAAATTCGCGAAGCACTTGATATTTCTTTGCAAGAAAGTGAAAATGAAAACGACAATACAAAGCGTTTTCCAATTATACTATTAAACAAAGTAAACGGTAATTATTATCAATGTGTGGATAATGATACAATTTGTTATACTCAATCATCGTCATCTTCTTGGTATCTTATTACACCAATTTTAAAATACATAAATTGTTATTATAAGCAAATTATTTTATTCATTCTTGCACTATTAATAATCGTAGCCGTAGAATATTTATATATGCATAACGCTAAGAGTTATGGTACTGTTAGTTTCATACCAGGTATGCCTGGGAGCGCCGCGCCACCTAGCAATCCTATTTTGCAAAAGAAAAAAGGAAAACGAAATGCAAGGGTTTGATGAGAATAATTTGAATTGGGTGTCTTTAAGTTACTTTGAGAATTTATTATTTTAACAATTTTTATTTTCCCAAAAGTATTTGGGATTTTCAAAAATGGACAAAAAAAATGTCCAAAAATGAAAACCCCCGATATACTTTTGAAAAATCATCATTTGTGACTGAAATGCAATTTTAGCATGTGGTTACCAAAAAAATAATTCTTAGTTTGTTATCATAATTTTCAAAAATTTCGGCCGTTTATTTAGGAGTTTTTTTCTGTCAACATATTTATATTGACAAATGTTGACAAATTTTACATCAATTACATCAAAAAACTTCATGTGTCAAAAGTGTCACTTCAAATGCTGTAAAAAGGGTGACTGGAACAGACATATTTTGTCTAGTAAACATAAAAATGTTGACAAAATGTTGACAAATGTTGACGCGGATGTCATCAAACCATATATGTGTGAATGTGGGAAAGTATATAAACATCGTCAAAGCTTATATGTTCATAAACAAACTTGTATAACAAAAGACGAGATAAATAAAGAATTACATGATAAAGATCTAATTGATTATTTGTTGAAAGAAAATAGCGAATTTAAGGAGATGCTTTTGGAGCAAAATAAGATGATGATGGAAATTGCAAAAACATCGCAAACTAATAATAACAATAACAACATAATGAATAATAGTCATAACCATAGTCATAACAAGACATTTAATTTGAATGTATTTTTGAATGAGACCTGCAAAGATGCTATGAACATTATGGATTTCATCAATTCATTGCAGTTGCAAGTCTCTGATTTGGAAAATGTCGGCAAAGTTGGTTATGTAAAAGGATTATCTAATATCATAATAAAAAATCTTAAGGCATTAGATGTAGACAAACGTCCTGTGCATTGTACAGATACAAAACGGGAAATTATTTATGTGAAAGATAACAATGAATGGCAGAAAGAAACCAGCGAAAAAACCAAATTGCGAAAGGCATTGAAATTATTAGCACATAAAAACATCAAGATGTTACCTATTTACAGAGAAAAATATCCAGATTGCGAACAATGGAATTCCAAAAAATGCAATGAATATAACAAGATTGTATCTGAGGCGATGGGTGGTGAATTCAACGATGACGAAATAAGTTTTGGAAAAATTATTAAGAACCTTGTCAAAGAAATTTCTATTGACAAGGTTACGACGGGTGAATCAAATCAGATTTGTTGAAAAGATACAAAGTAATATTAAATCTTCGTCTCATCCCGCTCCTTTCGTAAATTGTATTCTCTCATATTTGAATCCAATCTGTATCTTATTTGTTTATAAATTTCTTGATTCACCGTCTTTATAGGCGGTTCTTTTTTTTCAGTTATTCCTAAATAGGCTTTAATTACTGAAATATGATTGTAATTGTGGTCCTTAAGTTTATTTTTTGCTTCTTCTTCAGAATAATCTGTTTGCCTAAGAATCATTTCTACTTTTTCTTGAATTTCATTGTTGTTTGTGAAGGAAATAGAATCGCTCATATATGAATAAAATAAATTATTTTTTAAATCATATTAAACGAATAGTTATATATAAAATTATCAACAGTATAGTTTGAACCGACTATGAATAATTTTGATACTCAACCTTTATTAAGTGAAATAAATACTATTGTAAATAATGGTTTCCAAGAAATTCTAAAAGATTACATGAAAAGACATTTGTTACTTGAGCAAACACATGATACACTTGTGAATTTACCGACTGTTAAAGAACATTATGCTAATAAAAGAGAAACTATATCTGCGCCTGCATTTGAATGTTATAAAGATGTAAAAGTAAAATTAGAACCAGGTGTTGAATATGTTACAAAAGAAGAAACTCTTAAATTAATCCAAAATATAGATAATAAAATAAGTGATTTTATGAAGTCAAACAATGAATTATTTAACAAACTTTTAATTCAAATGAATGAAATAAAAAATGAAGTAGATGCTTTTAAAAATGAAAAGAAAAATATCATTAGTTTTAGTGACAATGAAAAAGAAAATATTACGTTAGAAATTGTGGATGATGCGAATGAAAATCTAAAAGAAGTAGAGGAAGTTGAACAGGAAGAAGAGGATGAGGAAGAAGAGGAAGAAGAGGTAGAAGAGGTAGAATCAAAAATTGAAGAATTAGTTATAGACGTAGAAGAAGAACAAGAAGAAGAAGAAGAAGAAGAAGAAGAAGCTGAGGAGGAGGAGGAAGACGTTGTTTCTGTTGAAACAGAAACAAAAGAACCAGAAGAGGATGATGAAGAAGAATTAATTGAAATTGAAATTGACGATGTAACATATTGCACAAACAACGAAGAAAATGGAATTATTTACGAGTTAGACAAAGAAGGAAATGTAGGTAAAAGAGTAGGATGTTTAAAAGAAGGTGATGCATATTTTGATTGATTTATTGTTCATTGTTCGCTCAAAAAATAATCTAAATAAATAGTAAATGATTCAACTATGCGCTCCAGCAATTATTTATCTAATATTCTCAATTACTCAAATACTTATTGACTCAATTAATGGATTATTTAATACAGCGCTTATGAAAACCGTAGTTATGATTATGGTTACATTTCTTTTACAAATATTATGTCAAAGCGGGTTAAATATTATTTCGTGGATAATTGTTTTTATTCCATTTATTTTAATGAGTGTAATAGTAACATTATTATTGTATTTTTTTGGTTTGAATGCATCAACCGGCAAAATAAATTATACATGTAAACCTTCAGGGGAACAAGAAGTTGAAGACAATGTTGAACCTAAAAAGAAAAATAATATACGAACGGATTCAAATGGAAATATAATAATTTACGACCCATACTATAATCCAAATACTGACCCAGTATATTACAAATCGCCAAATATTATTGTTCCAAAACCACTTGAATTCCCAAAATATAATAAATAAATGATTTAAAAAAGTTTAACCATATTTATTTACTAGATAAACATGGTTATAGATTTTAACACTTTTACAAGATATTTCTTCTATTTATTTGTTTGTTATCAATATGCAAATTATCACTATCCTGCAAAAACACAAGAAGCTGTAATATTTATTTGTTACAACAGTGTTTATTTATATAGCAAATTACAAATTTTTGTGAATAAAAAATTAATAGAAGGAAACAATTACCTTATTAAGTATGAAGAATATAAAAATTTATTAAATTTTTTATATAAAATGAATGAGAAATTTGATTTATTGAAAGCGTCTATTTTATCTTATACAACATCTCAGCCGCTACATCACGATAAAACAAATGAAGTAACCTTAGATTTTGTATTAAACAATGAAATTATTTTTACCTTTGAAAAGAGTGAATTTTTAAATGATTATTTAGCAGATTTTTTTCCAAATAAAAAAGAAAATAGTGAAAAGACTGATAACACAGATGAAATAAATGGAAGTGAATCAACGCATGATGAGATCATTGATTATGATTTTGTTATTATCAACTGCGATGATAATCTTAAAAAAATAATTAAATATAATGATTTAGTTAAAAGAAATTTTGAAACTGAAGATTCTACTACTTTTCACGCAGAACCGTTTTTATATAAACCTTTATTATGTGAATTTTCAAATCAACTAGATGATAACCCCAACTATGATAAACCAATAAAAATTGATTTTTGCGATAACAACAAATTTTATGATTTTTTAGTTGTCGGTAATTGTTTTGATAAAGTTTTTCTAACTTATTTCATGAAAAATTATTATGATATAGATGTTAAAGAAAATTATGTATTAAAAATAATAGATAATAATGTAAATTCGTTAATAATTGAAAGTTCAGACACACTAACCATTCTTGAAAATAGTTTAGTAGTTGACTATAAAAAATAAAAATAAATAATATATATAGTTAAATAGTTTAAAAAAAAAATGAAATATTAAAATATAATATGGACTCCCAACAACTAAATACAATAATGACTGAAACAACTAGTTGTAATCAAATGGAAGAATTTCATATGTTAACTGATAGATGGACACTTTGGGCTCATTTACCTCATAATACAGATTGGAGTATCAAAAGTTATATTCAAATTTATACTTTCGCTTCTGTTGAAGAAACCATAGCAGTAACAGAAACTCTACCGCCGGTTTTAGTTGAAAATTGTATGTTGTTTCTTATGAAAGAAGGTATTAAACCTACCTGGGAGGATCCGCAAAATAGAAATGGTGGATGCTTTTCATATAAAGTATCCAATAAAAATGTAGCCACTGTTTGGAAAGATTTAACGTACGTAGTCGTAGGAGGAACAGTTAGTAAACAAGATTCATATGTTAATAAAGTAACAGGTATTACTATTTCACCAAAAAAGAATTTTTGTATTATAAAAATATGGATGTCTGATTGTTCAAATCAAAATCCAGGTGTTGTTACAAGTGATTTAAAAGGATTGATATCTCAAGGTTGTTTATTCAAAAAACATACACCTGAATACTAGCAACTTTTGGGAAAAGTTGCGCAAAATCTACTGTATCATCCTTTAGAATCCACCTTTAAAAAGGTGGAGCCAAATCTTTTTACATTTTACATTTTTGTGCTAGTTATACTTTTTATAAAAAATATCTTTTATAAAAAGTCAAATTTTTATGTTTGCTATTTTATTGAACGAATAACTGCAACAACTTGTTCATTATATCTTAAATTGCCTGTTAAATCTACTTGTCCGTCCATTCCTATCCATTCATAATCAACGTTATTTTCAGTGACAAATTCGTAAAATGCTTTTAATTCACCCGTTTCTCCATCAAAACCGGGATAATTTATTAATTCGTCAAAAACAATAATACAATCGTTATCAATGTAATCTTTTAAATTATCAAAAATACACTTTGTAGAACTATATAGATCAGCATCCATATGTATAAATGAAACTTTTTTGTTGTGGGTTTTTATGAACTCTGGTAATGTTTCATTAAACCAGCCTTTTATTAATTTAACGTTATTATTTACTTGTGGTAGATTACCATTCATACTAAATCTACCTTTATATATACCATCTCTCCAGTCTTCTGGTAGACCTTCAAAACTATCAAAACCATATACATAGTCACTAGTAAAATTAGAAATATAGTTTACGGTGTTTCCACTAAATACACCAAACTCTAACCATAACGTATCGGGTTTATGTTGCAATTTCATGGTTTCAAAAATATATTTCAGTGGGTACGTTTTAATATCTGGTATATTTTGAATAATACTTAACATTCTAATAAATATTAGGTATTTATTTTTATTTTATTTTACATATAAATATTATATTATTTTAGTTAGGTACCGGGAATGGACGTTGATTAGATTCAATCACCAAAGGCTCAGGAATATAAGTTGGACCTTTGTTAAAGACATTTGACCAACACAATTCTTTTAATTCAGGTACAAAAACGGGTGCTGGTTTTACCAAATTAGTTGAATTGATACCAAATAAAAAGGATTCAATATCGGGTGCATTATATGACATTTGATTTCCGGGTATTTGCGCAGGAAGTAAACCTGTTCCAGGTAATCTAGTATCATAAGCAGCACCGTATTGTGAATTAGGGTATAAAGTGTATGTTCTTGACTGCTTGTATTCTCTTTCTTCTAAACAATAATTTCCAGGAGTATTTTTATTACGGGTTGAAGCCATTTAATATAATAAATTATTATATTATTTATATATTATATTTATAATATATAAAAATTTTTCTCTATTTTCTCTATTTTTGTGATATATTATTTTTCAATGCTGTAATTTTTTCATTGCAAATAGTATCCTTATATAAAAAATCACAAATACATGGATAAAATAAATCTAAATTGTCGTATGAAAATAGTATAATAAAATTTTCAAAATTATCATGCTCATGCTCGTTTATTTTTTGAAAAAGCCCATTTACATTATTCTCTTTATATATTTCTGAACAAATAGTTTCAATTTCTTTATTTTTAATCATAATAGTGTATAAATTATTTATTTTTTCAATAATAATTTCTTCTAGAAAATCTTCCATTCCAAAAATACATATTAAATCATATTTATAAATTATATCACTTAATTCTTCTTTCTCTTTTTCATCAGTTATATTGAATTTTTCATGTAAAGTTGAATCTTTGTATGTAATTTTGTGATTTAAATTTATCAAATTATTTTTATCTATATTCATATTTATATTTTTTGTTTATGTTATTATAGTAGGTGTATAATTTTTTAAGTAATTATATTTTTATAATTCATTTTTCATTTTCATACAATGATAAATTTTGGTTGTACAATTCAAAATCCTCTTCTTCGTTAATGTCATATTGGTGAAAATCCTCAGCGGTTCTTGTCAAATAATGATCACCATCACCTCTTGTGCATTTTACATCATTCCAAAATTCAATTGATTGACAACAGTAATGGTTCATAATAAAATAATCTGGATTAATAAGCATAAATTTTGAAGCGTCCGTCATCAATTTTTCGTCAACAAAATTAGCGTGATGAATATTCAATGACGAAAAGTCGTAAGACGTATTAACTAAATATTTCAATTTTCCGTCGCGTGAATTATCTCTAATTCTTTTTGTGAATGATTTTACTAAAAATTTGGGTTGAGTAATATGGCCGTTTGAACCAAATATATGTTGTTTTATTTGGATTTGACCTAAATTTTCACAAATTTTTAATACGTTAGGTAATTTCACATCCATTTTTGACCAAACATATTCGTCCATATCTACCATTAATAACCATTTTGTCTCTTTTATAAATGGTAAAATATGTCTATTATATAAATTTCGTTGCCTTCCCAAATAATAGGGTTCATTTACATTAAATAATGTAATAATGTTTTTGTCAAGATATTCTTGAATGTGTTGCATAAAATTATCCGAACTGTTATCATTTATTAAATAAAAATGTTCAACTCCATGATGTAAATAATGTCTAATCCATTCTTTAATACTATGCGATTCATTTTTGAACATTGTACCTACAGACAAATAATATTTTTGCTCCATTTTATCAATAATAATAATGATAATATTTATATTTATATTTTTTTATTTTATATTTATATTTATAACCATTGACAATTCAAATTTTGATGTACATTTTCAGCATTTTCTCTAAAAAATAATGTCCAAACAGAAACGTTTCCACTTGTACATATTATATGTCTGCATTTTGACATTATCAAACAAATAGATAATAAAATTTGTATATCATTGTAATTTTGTATATTATTATTTTCATTATGAATACCTCTTTCTGTAGTAGAAGTAGAGTTTTCTTTAATTACTATTACATTTTTATCAAACAATTTGGGTATAATGTAATCTAAGAATTGCTGCGTATCCGTCTGGATTAATATTTGAATATTTTCATTATTTATATATTGTAAAATGTCAATAATTTTATTATAAAAACTATCAAAGCTATCAATGCGAGTTTCACCCTTTTTATCGGTTCCTCTATAATAAACCGCAATACAGTTATCTAAATTGATATTGTAATGTTTTATAAAATTTTCTGAAATGTTTTTAATTGATTGTTTTGGTTCAAAATATTTCTTGACAAATTGAATTATTTTTAAGAAGGGAATCGTTTTATAATCTGCAAATTGAAACATGTTTTCATCAATAGGAATAACATTAGTATATTCAGTAGAATTTGTCATTTCGTAATGTTCAAAAAAATCAAATGTTACGTCAACCATTGGATCTTTTTTATACAATCCAAAGCTTTCAGTGCTATCAACCATTAAAGGAAGTATATTTTCTGTATTGAAAAAATTTATGATATAATATAATCTTACAGAACAACAAGAAAAGAACCCGCAATTTTGTTTAACAGAAATAGACATATATTATTATAATTGTCTAATAATATAATAATATAATAAACTAATTTTCAAAAAGCGCTGCAAAATGATGATGCTATTTGATTCCACCTTTCTCAAATGTGGAATTATACGTATTGATAAGTAGTGTGTTTATTAAAATAATCTGCATCTCTTGTAAGCTCACGAGATGGAACCCCTCCACGAATCCAACCCTCTGAAGCAACTCCTTCAACACAATTTGCAGGATTGTTAATCTGTTCTTTAATAGCAGGCAATAAAGGTGTAGAGTGGTAAGTAGCATAACTTTTTTCACTTAAATTTGCTACACTTTTTTTGTTAACAATTTGCTCTCCTTGTTGAATTTGTGATTCAATTACTGGATTGACTGATCCTCTTCCTAAATAAGGAACTGTTGCAAAAGGACGTTGAAATAGATCAATATGACATCTTGGATGTGTTTGAATAGAACCAATTAAAAGATTAGATGAATCATCAATATTGCAGCCTCCAGCACCACTTCCATATCCACCATTATAGAAAACACCTGGCTGTGACGTTGCTAACGCTTTTGGATTTTTCATAGAACAATCTGATGAAAAATAATTTTGTAACATATAATTAGCATACTCTACATTTTGAATATCTGTTTGCGATTTACAGCAAGGGTCTAAACCAATTCTAGACATATTGTCAAAAGTATAACTAGAAACATTTTCCATTTTATATTATTATATATATAATACATTATTTTTTACATATATAATTTTATCTAAATGTCTTTCTCTGTCAAACTAATAAAATACAAAAATAAACATTCTAATAAAGAGTGTATCTATAATTATCTTGAACTCTTGCAAAAGCGCCTTCTGGTGTACTTTCCTTACCAGAGTATTTCATGTCATCATATAAATACTTAGCAAATGCTCCTTGATCATTTGTTACCCGAGTATTTGCGGTACTGTAAAAAACACGATTAGATTGATCTAATTCAAATTTATTCCATAAATCACCATATAATTGCTTATCCGTGTTATTAATTCCAGGATTCATAAATTGTACTCCTTTCTTTACGTCTTTTGTAATCTTCACTTCAACTTCGGGATTAAAACTAGGCGGTGCTGCTTTTCTTTCAGGGTCATCCATGATGTCAGTTAGAAGAACATTGCTAAAGGGATTTTTTTTATCGCCTTCTTTAAATTCACTACTTATGACTGTTTCTAAAGTAACTGGATTGGTTATTGTTTTCGCCTTTTTATCAAATAATCCAGTTACTTGATTTCCTTGAACCTCAAAACCTTCATTTGAGTCCAATATTTTTTTTGTTAGCTTTGTTTTGCGCATTTTATACAAAACAAAAATTAATGCAACAGTTATTATTCCAACAATTAATAATTTTGTGGATTTTGTTAAAATAAATCCCAAAACAGTAATTATAACAATTAGCCTTGTAACAGCATTCATTTTTTGTTCATAAGACATATTTGTAGTAGGCCATAATTCAAAAATATGATCTTTATTAAATAAGATTGTAGGGTCATTTGACCAAATTTCTTGGGGTGTTGTCATTATATATATCCACTTTTAAAAAAAGTGGAGCAAAAGCATTATTTATTCACTTTTAAAAAAAGTGGAGCAAAAGCATTATTTATTCACTTTTAAAAAAAGTGGAGCAAAAGCATTATTTATCAACATTTAAAAAAAGTGGAGCAAAACCATTATTTATCCACTTTTAAAAAAAGTGGAGCAAAACCATTATTTATCCACTTTTAAAAAAAGTGGAGCAAAACCATTATTTATCCACTTTTAAAAAAAGTGGAGCAAAACCATTATTAAAATTTGGCTCCACCTTTTCTAAAGGTGGATTTCTAAAGGTTGAAGAGAAGGCCCTGTCAATAATTTTACATTCTGATTGTTGCGCTGAGGATGTCCCTAATTTTTTGCATAATTCTAAATAAATATTTATATAGACACTATTGTCGTCATATTGTCTACACGTATACAAATCAAATGCTAAATGGTTCTTTTCAGGAAACGTATGAATTGATAAATGTGATTCTGAAAGTAAAAAAATAAAACTACAACCTTGTGGGTGAAATTCGTGGTCAACTTCACCTAAAATTGTAAAATTATTTTCAATACATATATTTTTACACATTAATTTTAGCTCTTGTTTGCTATTCAATAATTGTGTGTTTTTTATGTTTTTGAAATCACATATTAAGTGTTTACCGGAAGTTGACATGTTTTCAAACATTATATAATTTACTTATTGTTTTATATAATATTTATTTATAGTGTTATATTTAAATTCTATACGCGTATTATCTTTATTTCTTTCCCTTTTTCTTGTTGTTCTTTGTTTTGCTTGAATTAGTGTTCGTATTTTGTTGAGGTTTCTGACCAGAAGTTTCATTATTAGGATTCGCGTTTCGGGGTGTTTTCTCGGCTTTTTCACCCTTGTTAAATAAAGCAACTAGTTCTTCTTCACTCATTGCAGGTTTACTTGTTTGTTGTTGTTGTTGAGTTTGACTTTCTTTTGCCGCCTTATTCATCTCAGATTTAGCATGCATTCTCTCTTTCATTTTAGCTAGCCTCATTTTTTTATTCAATTCAGCTTCCATAGCTCCATAATTAACTTTTCCGCCTTTACCTAATCCTGAAGCAGACATACCCATCTTGCTAAGCATTTCTTGAATTCCGTCCATTCCAGGCATATTCTTCATTTTATTCATTATTTCTGTGGCCTCTGCAATTAATTCACTTTCTTTGATTTCTCCTGATTTGATACGCGTATCTAATTTTTCGCCAACATTTTTTACAAGTCCCATTAACTTTCCTGGATTTTTAACTAATTTATTAAATACATCCTTCATATCAGCGTTTCCGTCCATATCCATACCCAAGTCCAAATTTTCAGCAGTTTCTTCAGCGATTTCCTTTGCTAATTTACCTAATTTTCCTTCTAACATACCAGTAATGTGGTCATGTAAATCAGCTGGATTTGGTAAATCTCCCATATTCATATTTGAACCAAAGTTTGTTCCCATACCATCTGTATTACCATCACCGCCAGCATTCCCATGATTACCATCGGTTCCATCATCGTGATCGCCACCACAACTTTTCATATTAAAAATCTCTTGCATTTTTGTCATTGTATCTTCTAGTTTATTTTTAAAATCACCGTCATTAATAGCTTCAAATAATTTTGCGCTGTCACCAAAAGCTTCTTTGTTGTCTATTGTATTAATAATAGAAAACATGATTAATTGCAAATATTTCCAAATGGTTTCCCTAGTTTTATCGGTAATATCAAATTGCCATAAATCTTTGAAATGAATATGTGGTAAAAATTCTGTGTCTACAGTAGAATCTTCCTTGAAAATTTCCTCATTTTGATAAAGTATTTCAAAAAATTTCACTGGATACTTTTTTTGACAAAACGAAAATACAATACTAGTGCTTGTCTTTTCGGATTGTTGGTTAGCTTTTGTTCTCTCTTCGTCATCTTCAATATAATCAAAATTAGACGAATCTTTCCACCACTTGTTAATAATTGGTAAATACTCAGGAAATGTTATTTTAATATCATTAACAAAATCCTTGATAACCCTTGAAAATTCTTCAGGTACTTCTTTTTTATTTGACGCGGTCCCGGACATTTATTGATATATGTTCTATATAATTTTATTTTTTTAAGTCTCTCTTTTTGTAAATAATATTAGAAATTCTATTATTATTTACAAACTTAACTAACTTTCATACAAAATACACAATTTTGTCAAGTTTTGAATATATTTCATTGTCTTTGCACGATTTTCTGGAGCCATGTCTTTAATTGGTTGACGTAATCTATCAATACCTTCCATTATTTTATCAGAATATTCTGCCTTATATAAATCACTAGAATAATCTTTTTCAATAAAAAAAGAAATGTCTCCATTTTCAATTTGATTTCTATATTTGTCAACTATATTTGAACGCCATATTTTAATAATCATTTTAGGGTTCGCTTTTCTAATCATCATTAACGAATTTTTAGCTGTCAATACATCTGCATTTTCAGGAAATACCGATTGAACGTCTGAAATGAATTCTACAAAATGATCATTAAATGCGGTTAAAATATTTTGAGCTGACATTAAATTATAATTACTATAAATTTATTTTTAATTTATGTTTAAATTGCTTTCATTATAAATAAATAATTCAAATGTGTTTATTATATACCCATTGGTGGACGATTACCTGACAATTTTTGAAAATCTTGTTCTCTTTGTTGTTGTAATTGCTCAACTGTCAAACCCTCTGGTATTTTATTGGATTTCTTATAATCATGGTCATCTTCCGGACAGTGTATACCCATTTGATTACTCATGTTTAGATCAACGTAATTATGCATCTGTCTCATTCCTCCATTTCCTTTTGCAGTCAAAGATTCAGCATCCATATCCAAAAAACTGTATTGATCTGAAACTACGTCACCAAACCCCCCTCCACCACTTCCAAATGAAAACGCCATTGGTTCCATATTGTTTTGTGTCGCTTGTTTTACCATATTTTGCTGAACCGGTCTAAAATGATCTAAAATAGCATCTCCATAAAGAACATTATATCCTTGAGTTAATAATAATAAAGCAGGTACTCTACTAATATTGTCAGGCATCAAAATTTTATTACCATTTTCAAGAACAATAAAAGTTTTGTTGTTGTTATCTTTTACTCTTTTGTCTATACAAATAAAATGAATATCTTTCTTAATATCTGTTTTAGATAAAGTCTGTAGAAGTTTTCTAGAATGTTCGCAAAAATTACTATAATATAAAATTGTACTCATGAGTTTCTATTATTTCTATATAATTTATTAGTATCTTTATTTAAACTATTTTTAACTAATTTAAACTAATTTTAAAAAAAAATGATTTATTAATTCAATATAAATATAAATATATAGTATTCATATTTATATAATCATGAACCCTCACATTGAAGAAAAGACTAAGAAAAGTGATATATTATCATTTACAATAAGCGGTGTAAATGTGAGTATTGCTAATGCTATTCGCCGAACTATTTTATCTGATATTCCAACCGTTGTATTCAAGACTTCACCATATGAAGAATGTAAAGCAACCATTTTTACAAATACAACACGTTTAAACAATGAAATTTTAAAACAGCGATTGAGTTGCATTCCAATTCACATACCCAATTACGAAGAAATCAACCTAAAAAATTATTTATTAGAAGTGAATGTTGAAAATACTAGTGATACAACTATGTTTGTAACCACCCAAGATTTCAAGATTAAGAACCTTTTAACAGATTCGTATTTAAGTGAAAAAGATACAAGAAATATTTTCCCTCCTAATGATTATACTGGTTATTTTGTTGATTTTGTTAGATTGCGTCCTAAACTTTCAGATGATTTAGTCGGTGAAAAAATACATTTAACATGTGAATTTATTGTATCTACTGCAAAAGATGATGGTATGTTTAACGTTGTCTCCACGTGCTCGTATGGTTTCACTCCAGATGATGTAGCTATTGACAAAGAATTAGCAAAAAAAATTCAAGGATGGAAAGATGAAGGTAAAAATGAAAAAGAAATTGATTTTGAGTCAAAAAACTGGAAATTATTGGATGCACTACGTATTGTAAAAAAAGACAGTTTTGATTTTGTAGTTCAAACAATAGGGGTATATAGTAACGTAGAATTAGTCAATAAAGCATGTCAAATTATTGATAAACGATTGCACGAATTAGACATGCTACTTCATACAGACGAAGTTGAAATTAAAAATTCACTTAGCACAATGGCTAATTGTTATGATATAAAATTAGACAATGAAGATTATACTATTGGAAAATTATTAGAATTTATTTTACATGAAAAATATTTTGAAGGTACAAAGATAGTATCGTTTGTTGGATTTAAAAAGTTTCATCCTCACGACGTTGAAAGCATCATTCGCATTGCTTTTAAGCAGCCGATTGATGTTTCAAGTATTAAAGGATATTTACAAGAAAGTATTCAAGACGCTAGAAATATATATGCAAAGATCGCAAAGGAATTTTTAAAGACTGATTAAATTCTTTTGCAAAGTTTGCAGAAATAAACCAAGCAATAAGAAAAATCAAAAATGAAAAATAATAATTATAAAATAGTTTACATTATTATTTTTTACTAATATATTTTGATCTGTATTATATTCTATTATCACTTTTACACGTCTTTGTGTTTACATTTCAAATATCGGGTTATAAGGATAAACAAATAAGAAAGTGTAAGGCTTTCAATTAGTAAGGATTTTGCAATAAAAGTCATCAATAGTTAATCCAGATTTTTCAAATTCACTTTTATAATATATTGATATATCATATTCATTTTCATATTTAATTTTAATATGATAATCTAATTCATTTGAATTATCACATTGCCTCAATACACCAAACATAACGTAAGGAAATTCTTTGACAAGATGTATTACATTGTTTTGTTGCAAATGAAATTTTATTAATTTTTCTAGATTCCAATAATCATATTTTTTCATTTTTATAAAATAGTCGTTTGATCTAACTACAAAATTATTTAAAATATTCAAATATGATTCAATATTATTTTTAGATAATACAACGTGTTTATCGGTATATCCACCACAATGTTCACAATCGGGTATCCATATATATTTTTCATTCATAAGTTCTACTTTTGGATGTGGTATTTGATATATAAATTCACTTCGTGTAATAATAAATCTGTCATACATGTTTATTAAATCATTGTCAATAAGATTTTTCAATAAAAACCATCTAAAAAATATTGATATGCCTCCAGATCCTTGATGTTGATTATCATCATCTTTTATTCTTCCTAAAATTTGATCTTTCACTTTTAAAAATTCACGCCAATATAAAGATTTTTTATAGGTTATTACATTTTCTTCACTAATCAAATTATTATTATCGCTTGTTTTTATACCATACACTTGATTACTCCATAAATCATTCGGAAAATCTTTTGAGATTATTATAATTTCATCGTCATCAAAATTATTTATATCATTTATAATATCACAATTACCATAATAAGTAATAATTTCTGTTGATTGTCGTGGACTTCGTATTTTTCCGTAAGCAGCATTTATATTTTCTATTTTTTCATATTTCGGTTTATTTGAATAAGAATTTATTATATTGTAAGCATATTCAAAAGCGTCTCCAAAATCATCGGGTTCATCATATAAAAATTTATATTTTGCTAAATTGTGAAACGGATTATTATAATCATAATCACTTTTTATTCCAATGCATAAACATAAATCTGCATTTAATTCATCTATAACATTTTTCTTAAAATTATCAAACGTTACTTCATGAGATCTAATTTGATTTAGAATTACGACTAGCGTTTTAGACATTTATTACTAAATGTTAAAATTTTTATTTAAGAGTAAACTTATTTTTCGTAATTATATTTTATTTTTTGCTATATTTTACTCTAAATGAGTCTTTACAATATCAATCATATGCAAACGATAATTATAATTCAAACTATGCATTAATAATTGCGGTTGTAAATTATTCACGTATTCAATAACAACTCTGTTAGTTACAAATTTATTTTCAGGTTTTAATTCATTTTTGTATTTTTCGTGAATATTAAACATATGATTTCTATATTGTGGTGAAAATTCTTTTAATTGTTTTTCTTTTTTCATATAACATGAAATATAATTATAAAAAAGAGTATTGGTAAATAAATGCACTTGATCTCTAAAAAGTGAAAATTCTCTTTTGTTTTCGGGAAAAAACTTTAAAAAATCATTCATTTTACCGGCTTTTCTCAAAGTTAAATATTGAAATTGCAATTTTGATTGGTTGCCTCGCAAATGACGAACTTCCTCATAAACCGGATTCCGTATTTTTGTTCTATGACATGTTTTTTTGTTATATAATATTACTCCCAATCTATCATATTCTGTATTCATGGATGCATATTTATCAATCAATTCACTATAGTCGTTGAATTCATAAATTTCAGGAAATTTAATGGTTGTGGTATACCAATAATCTTTGTTTTCTTGTAATTCTGACGTAAATACAGTTATATTATTTTTATCCTTGTTATCAATATAATAAATAGCAACCAAATATAGCTGGGGTTTTTTTATTGGTATAACAATACGATTGTTTGGATGTTGTAAAACGAAACTATAAGAAAGCTTTGTATTTAAATTTTCCAAAACCAAATTATTTTCTTTTGCTGCTTCTAAAAACATGGCCCTGAAGGTCTTTTTCTCGGTTTTTTGCGAGTCTTTTTCTTGTTCCATTGAATAGAAACCGCATGTGGCGCCTACTATATTTCTTGTTGCAATTTCCCAACCACCCGCCAAGCCAATAGTTGGGTCAAAAAATACATTTATCATAGTTCCTTCTACAAATTCTTGCGCAACAATATCTTCATTGGGTTCAGGATATAATTTCAGGAAACTATCCGCTTGTAATGATTTAGGCGGCGCAAAACTGACTACACTATTTTTACTATTAACTATGACTGACCTACACAAACCATATGTATCAACTAAATCATAATTTAAAACCGATTTATCATAAGTAATTATTTTATATTGTTGATTGTTTTCTGTTCTACATTCTAATTTATTTAATTTAAGAATATTAGAAGTATTATTTGTATCATCGTGAAGTAATGTATTGAATCCTTCAATACTACCTAAATTTACGTATGATATAGTTGTCATTTTATTCTACAATTTATTTTATTATATGGTGTTTTCTTTAAATAATAACAATATACTTTCTACTTAAGCATAAAAATATCTAACATAAATATAGAACAACGATAACAATAATAATATGTTAAATATATTTAATAACAATGAAAAATCTAGTATAAATAGTGATAATGAAAAAACCAACGCGAATGATAAAGACAAACTAATACAGCTTCAATTAGGAGACATTATTGAATTATATGATCCTAAAAATGAAAAACTAAATGAACAAACTTTTTATATTGATTACATTGATGAAACTAAGATGATTCTAATAAATGAGGCGACATTGGAATCTGTCAAATTAAAAATACATGAAAATGGAATTATAGGCGATGGAACAATCACAAAATTGATTATTAAGAGTAGAAGCAGTGAAAAAGGATATGCACGACAAAACAATTTATTACCTGGGACATGTGTAAACATTTATTTCGGCGGAGATTTACCGGTTATTATTACAGGCGAAATAACTAATTTAGAAAATGATATGATAGAACTGACTATGGTAGACGATGATGTCATTTATATTAATTTTGACTACAAAGGTATTCCTGAAGATTTACCAATAGAAATGATTGAAATAAGAGAGAAACCTTGCGTATCATCCCAAAAGGAAGCTCCTCCTGACGCAGAAGCTGAAGTTGAACTACCCGAGCTTATTAATGAGCAAGGTGTTCGCATTGGAAAACAACAACAGCCATTACAACTTGAGGTCCCATTGGGAGACGTAAAAACCCAAATGAGGGAGTTTATTATAAAAGCCGACCAAATCCAATTCGGCAATGAAGTTTTAGGACCAATTGTCCAGTTTGTTGATGTTTATGGTAAAACAGAAAGGTATAGTATTGAAACTCAAACCAACGATTTACTAGATGAATTATTATCTACTATTCCAAACGCGGAACGAACAAATAGAGTTCTCAATAATATTCACATAATTATTGAGCGTTTTGTACAATTGAGAGAACAATTCTCTACTTTTGATGAATACGGTAATGTCAGTGGTTCGGTACTTTACAAGCCTGACTACAAACCACTATTACAATTCTTCAATAACTTTAATAAAAATTTATTATGGATTATACCGGTAGTTAAAAATATCAAAAAAACATACGTGGACAACTCTTTACTAGCAGAAGATGAGTTTTCTGATATAGTAAATTTGGAATTAAACGATGATTTGGATAATATAAAAATATTACTTGAAAATTTTAGAAGTAATACATTACCAAACGAACAAAATAAATATTCGTCGCTTTATAAGGAATTAAATCCACATTTTACACCTTTTGATTATATCAACGATGAACAGTTATCAGAATTAATGATTGAAAAAATGACCAATACTGACATGAATGTTATCATTGATAATTTGGGAGATTTTTACTCAAGTGTTTTCCGTAATAATTTATTAAACACGCAACGTTTCGTGGTTCAAAAATATAATTTAGGATTAACTAAATTAGAAGCTACCAATTTTAAAGGTAGTCGTTTTGAATCGGTAAGAGTAAAATTGACTCAATCTGATGAGTTATATTTGAAATCAGTGTTAACCCTACCTGAACCCTTTATACGATTTTCACAAATTAATTTACCAGGCACTAATATTTTAAATCGTGCAAATTTAAACTCTATTTTTATTAATTATTGGCAATTACTGAAGAAAAGTACAAATGTTGAAGTAATTACTGTAAACAATTTCAATGATAATATAGAATACAATGAAACCAACTTTGTAAACAATATTAAAAATTTTGTCAACAATCTATCAGAAGATGATAAAAGAGGATTTACCAAAACCGAAATTTACAATCAATTTATAGATATCATTGTTCCGAAAACTCGTATTCTTTTTAATTTGATGAAAAAATATATACACGGTAAATTTTCTATTATTGATGTTGTCAGCTATTTAGAGCCTTTTTTAATTTACACGGATAATTTAACTTATCAACAATATAGAGATATTATTGCTTTCATTAACGAAAAGATTTCCGAATACAATAAAAATTTTATTGAACGAAGTAAATTGTTTTACAGTTTGAAAAATATGAACCTAAGCGCAAAACCAATGCCATTTGCTGCGTTTCCTGTCGTAAATATTGTTTCAGATAAAAATAATAAACGTCGCGAATTATTTGATGATTATGATATTGATATTGATAATAATTTGAAAGACGATTCCTATTCCAACAATGAAATTCTAAGAAAAATTACAGTGAAGGATAGTTCCAAACTTTATAGCGCGACACTTATATTGCAAAATATGCATTTAAGATATCCTGACCAATTTACTAGTTTATTTGAAGATGAAAAATCCCTAATAGACAAAAATATAAAAGATGAAAAAGGCGATTCATTGAATTCATGTAAGAAAAAAGTCATTGCAAAACTATATTTTAACAGGGAAGAATTATTGAATGATAATGATAAGCAAATTTATTTTGATAAAAAATACGATGACACGAATTATGGAGTATTGGATGACTATGAAAAAGACATGTTTACAAAAACTCCTGAAGAATTCATCATGTTTTTAACAAATAAATTGAAAAACGCCTTAAAAATAAATGATGAAGACGCTGATTATTTGGCGGATACATTGATAAATGGTTTCAAAAAAGTGATAAATGGACAATATGCTATACTAAAAAATGTAACAACTAACGACGTTGCCTTTGAATATTATGTGCGTAAAAATAATAAATGGGAGCTAGATGCTGATTTTGATGTTGGCGACGCTAGTGATGCTACTAAAAAAGATGGTATTACAGATTCCAATTTATTATGTAATTTGCAGGAAAAATGTGTTAGTATTCCAGAAAAAACTATTTATGGTGATGGTGATAAATGTGAAAGTATGATATTGAGTAAATCGGAATTGAAAAACAATGCATTGAAAAATATTATAAATGAATTTGATAAAAATTACAGTGAATCCAAAGAAGAATTTGAAGAAAAGTTCAATAAAAAATACAATTATTTGCTTGAAAACATCAAGATATTCGCGAAAATCAAGAATAATTACGTATTGAAATACAATAATCAAAAATATAAATTGGGTTATCAAATAGATAAGGGGGAGGGAATGGATGTTGCCCAAATAAATGCTGTTATCGTCACTCCTTTTGCAAAATATAGAGATCTTATCTTGGGTCAAAACGATTTTGTTAAAAAACAACACGACATTATTAAATTTGTGAATACGTGTACACGTACTTTTACGGAGGATGGATTAGGACCGCTTGGAATTCAAGAAACGCCTCATTGGTTATATTGTGTAGAAACAAACACCGAATTATTTCCTACTTTTAAATACAATTTAGCGTCAGCTTATTTAAATGACAACTCCAATTACGAATTTGTAATGGAACGTATCATTAAAAACATCGGCGTATTAAGTGATGACGGCGACAAATGGGTTGACAAATACAGTGGTTATACTATTAAATACATAGATTTTGACGTGGAAGAAGGTTATGAGGCTGGGTTTAAGATATCAACTCGTAGTGTATTGGAAGAAGACGCAGGAACCAAACTTGCAACTCAACAAAAACAACAAACCCTGAAAGAAAACGCGGTTTTAAAATTAGATAATCCAGAATCCATTATGATTTCAAATATTGTTACTACTCTCTCAGTTGCAATGGGATTAAATATAGAATATCAAAAAGATTTTATTATCAACTGTGTGAAAGATGTATTGAAAACCACAATGCCCAAAGAAGAAGATTATAAAAAAAGAATCAAAGAATTATCCAATAAGGCGAGCACTACTGCAAAAGCACCGATGAGTTATGAAGATCTGTATTACACTAGTATTTTATATTATACATTGGGTATGTTTTTGATCGCAGCTCAAACTAGTATTCCTTCTATAAAAACAAGAAAAACATTTCCTGGCTGTGTTAGGTCTTTTAGTGGTTTTCCTTTTGATGGTGTTGGGGACATGACAAGTGTGCGTTATTTAACATGCATATGTTATCAAATCAGAAAAAATGTAGCTAGACCATGGTATGTATTGAAAAACTCAAAGGAAGAATATATTGAGAAAAAAATAATACTTGTAATAAATGAATACTTGTTGAAATTGCCTGATGTCAAACGAAAAATGGACGAGAAAAATGAATATTTGCTAACAAATCCAGAGGAAGCAATCCCAGCCGAATACGATGTTATTAAATGGACACAATTTTTGCCCCCTTTGATACCTTTTAAAATTAAAAATCTAGTGAACATTTCTAGCGAATTTAAAAAGAGTCTATTGGACCATCTAAAATCGGGCAATAGAAAACAAGATGAACAAATCTTGGTTGTTCAATCTAAAATAATACAGTTCTCTCTTGCTATTCAAGAGAGAATACAAGATATAGTGAAAAAGAAAGATATGATTTTGAGTAAAATGAATAATGAATATTATTTGGAGAATGCTTGTTGTCAAGAGACAAATAGTCAAAAAACCACTGCAATTGGCTATTTTGAAAAAGAGGATAGTAGAATTAGTGAATATAATAATATAGTCGCAAATTTATCAAATATTGTAAGCGATATAATAGGTTATTCTACTGCGGTTTTGCTGTACAGTCCAATAAATACAAAAAATATATATCCCCCTATTAAAAAAGAATTCAGTGAGAAGACAATCTATAATGCATTTATTTATTACTGTAATTTTACGTCTTTGTTACCTATACCTGAAAATATAATTCCATTATGCAACCAAAAACCATTGGATATTATCAATTTAACTGATAGCAGAGAAGAAATCATGAAAAAATTGAAAGAATCTGGAATAAACTATTCATTGGATTCATTTTTACGAATGCTACAAATTATTTCAAGAAACAATATTATTCATATTGATATGGATAACACTCTAGTGTCGTCGCTGAGAAAATTAACGTATTTATTAGAGGAATTTAAATCAGAAAATGAAAAAACGGTTCCTTCTTCTTTAGTGAATCTATTATTGAGTGCAATGGATACATTTGATATAGGATCCGATGAAACTACTAAAGAGGTAAAAGATTTAAATAACTTTTTGATCAAACAAATTGAATCTATGAAATTGGATTTAACTGATTTTTTGCGTGAAAACAAAGGGAGAGATATTACGCGAAATAAAATGAACGAAGTCTACGATTTCATAAATACGTTGTCTGACTGGTCTGATAAAAAATCGGAAAATGTCTACAATTTTACGCATTTTTTCAAATCGTTTATTGACAATTTTGTGGGAATTTTCCCTAATATTATTTTGAACAAAGTAGATTACAAAGAAAATTACATCCCAAAATATTTGGGTTTATCCAAAAACCATGAAGGCAAAATAAAAACAATCATTAGCGATTATTATGATAAACTGAGAGTATTTTATGATGTTCCTGCATTGGGTAATATATTACAAAGAGTCCAACGAAACTGCGATAATCTTTTGAAACTATCCAAAAACACCCCAACGTTTGTAACTATTAAAAATAAACAAGATGGAAAAGACGCCGAAACGAAACCTATTTTTGATGAACGAACCAGCAAATTTTTATATGAATATTATTTGTTGAAAGTAATAAGTGAGTACATTCACTTATCAGACGAACCTTCCATGATAGTAAAACGCATTCAACGTAAAAATATAGTGGGAACTAGAGTTGATGTAGAAGATATTGTTTCAGTTGATTATTTAGACGAAAATAATACTGCTATTGATATTAATGTTGACATTGATAACAGAATAGAATTTGATACTAATTTACTAAGTGGAGACAAAAAAGAGCTAAAACAAAAAGTGGCGAATTTGTTAATTGAATTTTTACGCATAATGAATTCATACAAGGAAATTGTAGATATATCATACGATCAAGTGATTGATAGAATTTTCAAATTAAAAGAAAAAGAAAAAGATATTATTACAGATAGATTGAAAACAATGACAGACGAGCAGAGAGATGCTGATACAATATTGAAAGTAAATAAACTTGGGATTTGGAGTAAAGGATTGCAAAAAGGGCTCACGAGTTACGTAAAAGAAACATACGATGAAGAGCGCGAATTTGTTGATCAAATGTTACAATTTGAAAGAAAAGCACAAAAGAAAATGCGTGAAACAAATATGGACAATACTAATATGGATATGGTTTTGGATGATTTGATAGAAGAAACAGAGAGAGAAAATGAAATAGAACGCGAAGCATATGATATTGGTGGATATACAGAGGATTATTTAGATGGACAGTTTGAAGGAGATGATGTTGATTACGATGATTATTACGAATCGTAAATAATAATTAGAGTGGAAGTTAAATAATAATAATGTTTGCGATTATTATTATTTCTATTTTACTCTTTTCCCATTTCCTCATTTAATATTTTTATTTACATCGTTTTTTACATCGTTTTTTACATCGTTTTTTAATTTTACTTTTTCCAATGCGTATTCACCGCAAGGTCCACAATGGTCTTCATTTGATAAATCTATTTTATTACTCATTTGAGTATTACACTTCTCTAGTCTCCATCTACCAAGAGGCATTGGTAGAGATTTTGGTTTTAATTTGTTTATGATATTTGTTATAAATTTCATGATAATATATAGATAGCATGTTTAGGTTTAAGTATTTTTCATATATAAAATACGCGTTTCTCTAAATGAGAAAAGGTCTAATAAACCTGAAAAGGTTCTATTTATTTTGTGTACAAACCTTTTAAAATATTTTCATAATCCTGCATAAATTCAATAGTATTCATTGATTCTATAAATTTTTTGTGGATTGTTTCTTTGTATTCGTCAATTTGCGAAGGATTACTGGCTAGATTTTTTACTAGAGAAATATAGTCATCATTACTGTAAGTAACTAGTTCATCTAGTCCAGCATTTTTTAAAAGGGAACTACTAACATTATGAGAATGATAATCTTTGTGATATAATGTCACCACTGGAATAGAATTATATAAAGAGTTACAAGTTGTTGTTGTTCCACTATAAGGAAATGTATCCAAAACAATATCTACCATTGAGAACAATTTATTATAACCAGTCTCATCCACCTTTGTAATCAATATTAATCTATCCTTAGCAACATTCAATTTAGTCATATAATATTTTTGTCTATCAATTAAATCATCATATGCTAATAGTTTAATTAACAACTTTGTATTTGGACAAACATGTAAAATAGTTCTCCAAGTTTCTAACAACTCTTTTGAATTTTTCTTTTCATTGTTCAAAGAACCCAAAATAATAATATCTTTTGTTTTTCTTGGAATGATTGGTATATTTTGATTAATAGTTTCATAAAGCAAAAAACTTTTGGGCATTTTGATTAATTTTTCTGAATATTTTTGCAATGATTCGGGATTATCTGCAATGTTATCTGTAATTCTATACTGAATACCTTTTAATCCAGTTGTATTTGGATATCCCAAATAAGCAATTTGAATAGGTGCCGGGTTTAGTGAAAAGATACCCAATCTACTATTTTCAGTATATCCGTTCAATTCAAATAAAATGTCTATTTCATAACTATTTATCAAATCCGACGCTTCTTCATCTGATAAGTCAAAAATCTGATAACAATTTATTTTAAAAAAATCTAAACTATGTATTGGATTTTTTTGATTATTAAAAACATATATTTCAAACAATTCATTATTATGATTTTTTAAAATAGGTAAAATAAAATTAGAAACGGCATGATTTAAAAAATCGCTTGAAACATATCCTATGCGAATTTTTTTATGATTATTTTTATTGCTACTAATATTAAAATTATATTTTTTAGTATTTGGATATAAATTATTTATTAACAACGTATTATTAAAGTGATTCAATTGAACATGATATTTATAGTTTTCAAGTGATATTAAATTTTGAAAACATCCAAATTTTGTTTTACTAGTTAAATTATAGTGATTAGCCAGTTCAAACGCTTTTTCAGTGTATACCATAGAAGATTCATGATCTCCCAAATTGGAAGAAATGTGCCCTGCATTCATATAAGCTGCAGTTATACATTCTTTATCAATTGTGGTAAGTTGTGGAAGAGTGTTTTGCACTTTTATAATATATAAAAGTTGGTTTAATAGGTCTTTATAGTAATTTTCTCTATATTTACAATTTACAAATACATTTAACAGGCGATAATCTTTTAAATAATCACCAAATGGTAAAGTTTTATCCATTTGAATGACTTTTTTTGAATTTCCAAGATTATGTAACAAATTACAATAATCAATTAAATTTTCAATATTACGTGGATTCAGTTCATACGATTTTTCTAAAAATGATATTGCTTTATTTGGTTCTATATCTTTAAAACAAAACCCCATAAAATAGTAAAAAGCTGGTTCATTTGGATAAATTTCAATAAGTTTAGATAAAACACTTTCTTTTATAGATAAATCAATAGTTTTATTATTATAAATTTCAACCCCTTTATTGACAAATTGTTCACCTATTACATTTATAAAACCGGGATTAGCCTTTACTTTTTTATACAAAACAAAAAAATCTTCCATTTTATGATAGGTATTATTTTTTTATTTTTAATATAAAAAAATATATAATAATTTAATATAATAATAATTTATATTAAATAAGAAACCAACAATGTTAATAAATAAAAATTATATAAGAGAACACATTACATTAATATCCATTATTTTATTTGTATTCATGTTTGGATTAATTGTCATGATAAAACCGGCATTTTTATATAATAAAGATGGAAGTGTTAGGGAGTTTGGTATTGGATACAAGAATAAAACTATTTTGCCTATTTGGCTATTATCGCTTATTTTAGGAATTGTAAGTTATTTAATAGTGATGTTTTACTTGGCGAGCCCCAGATTGTTTTAATTTTTGATTTTATTTGTATTATAATATAAAAAAATATACTTTGTATTATAATAAATAATTATGATGGAAAATATTATTAGTCTTGATAGTAACGGTACTAATGGTAGTATTACAAACGAAAATCTAGATTGTATAAAAATTACCCATAAAAATGGACATGATAATGACGTTGACGTTGTTTCAGAATACAATCATGAACACGATGACTGCGACGATGAATTAAGTGAATTTATTGCATATAGAGATAATGAATTTGAAAGTGATGATGATGAATTAGAACATAGTTTAGATTTTAAATTTGACTTTGACATTATTTTTACTCCTGAAAATAATTCTCAACTAGATCACCTAACTGAAATTAAGAGCAAAATTATAAATAAAATTAAGCTAAGTAAAATAGATTTATTGTATATTCAAAAAATAGACGAAGATGATAAATTTGAATTGATAAAAATATTCAACCATATGGTGTAATTTATTACGTTACATTACATTATAATTGATTCGGGTTTTCTTGTGAATTACAAAATTCCAAGTATTTTTCTTTTTGTTCGTCATTCAAAAGTGATTCCAACATTTCTATTTTATCTAGTAAAAAGTCTATGTTTTTTTTAATTATTGCTTGCATTTTTGGTATGACATTTGCCGCTTCCTCTTCCTGTTTGGCTTCTTCAAATAACATTTCGTCTACATTTATATTGTATTGTGCGACGATTGCTTCTAATTCTGCTTTAGTTTTTTTTTCTATGTATGTAAAGTATGAGCCACCATTCTTACTACACCAAAAATTAATTGCGCCAATCAAGTCATATCTACGATATTTACCAGTCATTTTAGTTACTTGTTATATAATATAATGCCTATTTTTTAAATCATTTTTTATATGTTTTGTCGTGATTTGTCGTCTCATTTTCGTTTCGGTCTAATTTGTCAACGTATACACAGTACTAGTAGCTTGTTTTTCCTGTTTTTGTGCGGCTTTTTGTTCTGTTAAATAATTCTGATAATTTTTAGCCATTTGTGCAGGGTCTGTAATACAACCGCGAGTAGCAATTTTTAATTGAACAATAGACGTAATCAATATTCCACTGTATATATACCACATTGCTTCGCCAATATTATCACGTGTAACTATCAATTCAAAAAGTTCGTTTCGTTTTGCATCTGCTTCTGCTCCATCAGTTTGATATTGTGATTTCATTAAAGGCCGCAAAATATTCCAGTATTCTACAAAATTGGTTGGTACCATTTGATTTATCAATATAGATGTATTTCCGCATATTTTAATAATCATATCAGCCGCTTGTTGCATATCTGCTTTTTGTTGAGCTGTACTAGCACCATCAGCGTCTATATTATTTTGAATATCTTTGTTAACTAACAATTCTGTTAATAATTTATTTGCTGAACCAGCAACATAATAATAACCAACTACATCTGAAAATGCGGATTTAAATCCAGGATAAACCATAAGAACTACAATAACGGCCCCGAAAATTAATGACCATGGAATAAAAGTGAACGTTCCTGATGCGGACATATTTTGAGTAATATTTCCTCCACAAGTTTGAGTTATTACATAAGCATTTACAATAAATTGTATTACTAAAATTGCAAAAAAATAAACCGCTAAATACAGTTTATTACTGCTTAAATAATTATTATAATTATCGGCATTTGTCATGTCACTGTATTTTAAACTAGGTTTCAAAGCCAAATAATAAACAAGCGTTGTTAATAAAAAAGTAATAATATTCAAATAACTGTTCGCCATTATTGTATAATTATATTTTATATATTGTGTATAATTTAATTTATAATTATAAATGTAATTATTATGATAATGGACTATGTAGAAATACGTCCTCCTAGATTAGTAGAAAGCGGAGTTAAATATTTTTTGAATGAAACTCTAAAACAATGTCATATATTTAAAGAAAGATTTCACAATTGGATTTTTAATATAGGATTATTTTTATTATTTTTAACAATTTTAGGATGCATATTAATTTATAAATATAAGGGGAAACTGTCGCCTATGGAAAAACAAAGAAAGGATAGAGAGAAACAGCAGTATATTTTATCCAAAGTACAAAAATTTCAGCTTGCTAAAAAACAGGCACATCAAGAGTTAATCACTGGATTACCAAATTGGGAAAGTGAATTTGAAACTTTCAGTAAAAAACTTATTTATTAAATATATTCTATATGTATATAACTAGATACAAATATAGAATATATGTCTACAACCACTATGTCTGCAACCGATGCATTTAATGAATATTACAAATTGAAAAACAAATATGAAAGTGATTACAATAAAGATAAACAGAAAATAATCAAAAACAAGCAAATGAGTTGGAAAGAAAAGCGAAATGAATACAAACAATTGAAACCAAAATGTATCAATTGCAAACGGCCTGTAGGAACCATTTTTTCCATAAAACACAGTGGAGAACCAAATGATGATTTTAGAGAATTAAAAGCAATATGTGGTAGTTTAAGTGAACCTTGTACTTTGAATATTAATATTAACGCTGGAGTTACGTATAACATGATGGATCATATTAAAGAATTGGAAAAAGACATTGAAAATTATAAAAATGAAATTATTGAATATAAAAACAAACTGCTTTTTGGTTATACTAAAACAGAAACAGCTGTTGAGAATTTTGATAAAATTAAAGAAGCTATTAATGACACCAGTTTTTTGTTGAATATTAATTATGAACACATGTTTGATGTTGTGGATAATAAAACAACAAATGAAAGTATTGCAAAATTGAAAGAAGAAGTCTACATTTTAGTAAATGAAATAAAGATGTCAATTAAAAAGTTTGATTCCACAGGAAATGTCCAATTTGTCAGGGATTCTATTGACATTTATGTAAATCAAATGGAATCCAAATTGAAAGAATTGTCTTCTCTGAAATACAAGGTTAATTTGGTTGAGTTTGATGAATATGAAGGTGTATATCGCTTAATACAAAGAAAGAACGGTATTGCGGATTTAGAAGATAGTTATATACCTCCTTCTGTAGTAAATTTTAACTATGGCGAAATTTATGTAGGTAACGTGGGTGAAAAACAAAAGACTATAAGAAAAACCGGTATTAAAAAACAACTTATTGTTGAAACTAGTCCGCTGGATAAAGAAAATGGCGACGATCTTGGTATAACAGTGCGACCTACTTACAATGACGACGGAACAATTACATGGGAAAATCCTGAATATCAAGCTATATGGAATAAATTGTCACCTAAGTATAAACAAATTTTGTTAAAAGAGGGTAATAAAGAATGGTTATTAGAAACCATGAATAAATACGTTAAATATAAAAAGGAAAACAAACCTTTGGACTTTGCAACACCAAGTAATCTTATTTTTCCTCCAGAAGTTTTAGAAGATGATAAGTATGATTTTGGAAATGAAATTTACAATGATATTTTTAACAAGCAGGACAAATCATACCAAAATACGCTTTTAACATTATATAATGAGAAAAATGGTGTAAAAGATTACACAATGTTAGTGGATGCTTTGAATAATTTAATCAAACAGGAAGTGGGATTCAATAAATATGTGTAACATATAACGAAAACCTAAATTTTAGAAAATACAAAATACAAAAAAATACAAAATACTAATTTGAAAATATATTTATAGTATATAACACAACAAACGCAAAATAAAATATGTTATTTGAATACATTTCATTCCGTATATTTATAATAAGCTTTGCAATAGGTTTATTTTTCGTATACGTTTACGGACCGGAGATGAAAACAATATATATTTATCCTAGCCCTGAAAATATTGATAAAATTATATTCAAGGATAAAGCCGACAACTGTTTTCGTTATGAAGCAAATGAAATTGAATGTCCAAAAGACAATTCAATATTAAGCAAAATTCCTCTTCAAATTTAATATAATTATTTATATATAATTATATCAATTAATAAATGAACTTACATCTAGGTAGATTTATTCATACTGAAAACGGTAAATTAATTATGTCCATCTTATTGGGGTTTGGATTGGCCTCTTTATTTAGAGCAATATGTAAAGACAAAGACTGTTTGATATTTCACGCACCCCCTTTAGAAGAAATTAAGGATAAAATATATAAACATGACAATAAATGTTATAAATATACAACAAAATCTACAACTTGCGATAAAAGCAAAAGAATCGTTCCTTTTTAGGTATGTTATGCGATTTGCGTAATTATTATAATCAATCATTCTTTATAATAATTATAGTGACAATAAAAGTAATATGAGCGATTCATCAAACACAACTACAAATATTATGGATTTACCAACCGACCCAGCAAATGGCGGTAGTGTGAATAATATGAATAATATAAACCTAAACGCTAGTGAACAAATGCCACAATCAAATATGCAAAATATGAATTCTAACGCCAACACCAATTCAAATTCTATTAATTTAGACCAAACTACAATAAACCAAATTGTAAATGGTCTTCAACAAGCTAGTGCAACAGGTGCAACACAATTACCATCTAGAGACATTCCAATGACAACTAGTAATTTAACTCACGATATGAGTATTCAGCCAAATTTTATACCACCAGTGCCGCAAAGTCAACAACAAGGTAATGTTGATTATATTAGTAATTATCAACAAGCGGGTGATATTATGAATGAGTATAATTTAAATCTGGGTCGTTCCAATTCATTGGATGACATGTACAACGAAATTCAAGTACCCATATTATTAGCAGTACTTTATTTTTTATTTCAACTACCTTTTTTCAGAAAATTCTTGTTTTCCTATTTTCCGGTGCTTTTTTCAAAAGACGGTAATTTAAATATCAATGGATATATTTTTATGAGTTCATTATTTGGAATATTTTATTACTTGTTGAATAAAGTAAACACACATTTTGGGAAATTTTAATAATTTGCAATAATTGTATAATTATGATCACAAAAATAGGCGTCAAACAATTCTTTATTTTCTAAATAAATTAAATACCAAACGTTTACCTCCCACATAATTGTTTTTTCTTGAGAAATAATTTGTAAACATTTTTCTTTCATTAAATCAGCAAAAACCAACAATTTATCTTTGTTTCCACCAAATACACCTCCTGCAAAATGCCATATAATATCTTTCCAAATATTCAGATTGTATACATTTTGTAAATTCCATATACTAGCTATTCTAACATTTTCATATGTTTTATCATTCAGTGATTCCACGATACTTATGTAACTGTCATCGTCGCAATTAAAAACATGTCTAATTCCAAAATCAACCCATACAAATTGTTCGGTATTAAAATGATTCAATTCAATGGCTTGTTTAATCCACTCTGTTTTATTACACATGGTAAATATAAATTCAATTGTATCTTTTCCTGTATTATTTGTATGTAAATGAAAATTAGTTAATACGTCACTATTCATATATTGATACAATTCGTAATCAGTTTTATCAACTAAAATAATTTTCGTACAATCGTCATCATATTCTTTAATTTTTTCATACATTCCTTCATCTACAAATATTATTTTTGGTATTTTTGCTTTTAATAATAAAATTCCCAATTCATAAAATTGTTCTATATTACAATCGTTTTTTTGGTTTACATTGGTTAAAAATCCAGATACAAGAGTTGTCATTATAAGAGTATATGTATAAAATAATATAAATATATACATATACTAACATTTTATTTATGTTTGTTTTATTACAACAACTATTTATTTCGTATTAAAACAATAAAAAATATAATCAATAATTATAATCATTCAATGATTAACAGTTATATCAATAAATTAATAGAAAATTTACCAGTTGAAATCAAACAAAACAAAGAAAATAAAACACCTATGAAGGTAGATTTAATATTAGACGGTGGTTTGTTTAACGGTAGTTACCTAGTAGGTGCATTGTATTTTATAAAAGAAATGGAAGCAATGCGATATATAAAAGTGGAACGAATATCCGGTTGCAGTATTGGTTCAATAGTAGGGTTTCTCTATTTTATTGATGCTTTAGATGAGTTGCCGTCTTTGTATGAATCGTTGTTGCATGATTTCAAACACCAAAACAACTTTAGTTTGATTAAAAATTTGAAACAAAAATTGGTTCACCGTATCCCAAACAATATTTGTGAGAAAGTATTTAAAAGGCTTTATATTGCTTTCAATAATGTAAAAAATGGGAAAAAAATTGTCAAAAAAACGTACCGAGATGTGGATGAAATTTTTGATTCTATTATCAAATCATGTTATATTCCTTTTGTTATTGATGGGAATTTGGTTTATCAAAATAAATACATGGATGGACTGAATCCGTATATTTTCAATTGCAAAACCAACAAAACAAAAATCGGTCGGGAGAGAAAGGTAATCTTTATGGACTTACTTGGGTTTGATAAAATTGGTCACATACTAAACGTTAAAAACGAGAAAACGAATTTTCATAGAATTCTCTCTGGAATGTTAGATATACATAATTTTTTCATTAAAGGTGGTTCGCAAACCCAAATGTGTAGTTATGTCAATGATTGGACATTGTATAATTATTTTTTAATGAATATACGATACTTGATAGAAAAAATTATTATTTATAAAATATATTTTTTGAATGCGATTAGTGTAAGTTTACCCAACAAATTTAAACAAGGGTTATTTTGTAAGTTAATGGCTAAAATGGGGAGTGAGATTTTGGGACTTGTTATCCACAGCAACTTTTAGGAAAAGTTGCGCAAAATTGTTTTCCTTTTAGGAAAATGGAAAAAGTAAACCCAAAAGGATAAATCAGTTTGGCTCCACTTTACCTTTTTGTAAAAAGGTAAAACCAAAAATTTAGCGATTTGGCTCCACCTTTTCTAAAGGTGGATTTATTTTATCTACGTATTATAAGATAGATACAATAAACTAAAAATATGAAAAACAAAGAAAAAAGAAGTAAATCTACAAAACATCATGAACCTCCCGCCAAAAATGTATGCAAGGGTTTATCTTTCCAGGATTGTGAATTAGCAATATTGCGTATGGCTGTTGATAACGCGGAAGAAAAACTAGCCAAGCGTGTTGTTAATTCTGAAGAAATCAAAAAAATGATTGTCATTGTAGAAGATTTTATCAAAGTCAAAAACTTAATTTGTTATGGAGGCACCGCAATCAACAATATATTACCTTTAGAAGACCAGTTTTACAATAAAGATGTTGAAATACCAGATTATGATTTTTTCACACCTGATGCTCTAAGTGATGCAAAAGAATTAGCCGATTTGTATTATAAAAACGGGTATACTGACGTTGAAGCAAAATCTGGACAACATCACGGCACATACAAAGTGTTTGTCAATTTTATACCTGTTGCCGATTTAACACAGATTCCAAAAGAAATATACACTGCAATTAAAAAAGAGTCTGTTAGGGTATCTGGAATACTGTACGCACCTCCTAATTTTTTGAGAATGTCCATGTATTTAGAACTTTCTAGACCTGCAGGAGACATATCCAGATGGGAAAAGGTTTTAAAACGTTTAGCATTATTAAATAAAAATTATCCACTCACATCCATTAACTGCAATGATATAGATTTTCAGAGAGAAATGGAGGATAAAACTAATGAAGATGAAATTTACGAAAATGTGAAAAATACATTAGTAAACCAAGGAGTTGTTTTCTTTGGCGGTTATGCTATTTCTCTCTATTCGCAATATATGCCGAAAAATTTACAAAAAAAATTAGAAAAGGTTGCTGATTTTGATGTAATATCACATGATCCAAAGACAACCGCTGAAATAGTCGTAGAAAGATTGAAAGACGTCGGCATTAATAAAGCAAAAATACTTAATCACAAACCAATTGGTGAAATTATTCCAGAACATTATGAAGTCCGAATAGAAAACGATACTGTTGCGTTTATTTATAAACCAATTGCATGTCATAGTTATAATATTCTTAAAATTCATGGGCAGAAAGTTAAAATAGCCACAATAGACACTATGTTGAGTTTTTATTTGTCATTTTTGTATACAAACCGTGATTATTACAATGAATTCTCGGAGAGAATTTTATGTATGTCAAAATTTCTTTTTGATGTACAACAAAAAAATAGATTACAACAAAAAGGGCTGCTGAAGAGGTTTAGTATTATTTGCTACGGTCATCAAGAGTCTATTGAAGAAATGCGCGCCCAAAAGGCAAAGAAATTCAAAGAACTCCAGGCCAAAAAAGGGACGCGAGATTATGAAGAATGGTTTTTAAATTACAAACCTGAGACTTTAAAAGGAAAAGCTAAAGAGCTTGTAAATAATGATAAAAATAAAGAAAAAAAACCAGTCAAAAGCAAAACGCGCAAACACCAAGCCAACCCGAAAAATAAAAGTAAATCCAAAAAATCTAGGAAAAATAAATTTTCATTTTTCTAAGGTTTGCAGTTTGGCTCCACCTTTTCTAAAGGTGGAAAAAGGTGGAAAAAGGTAGATTTTATACAAACGGTGGTCCATGAAACCACAAAACCAATGATTTTCTGGTTCCTTTTGTTACATTGTTTACTTTGTGAAGTATATACGATGGAAAAAAAATAACGGTGCCTTTTTCTTTTGGCGCTTTAGTTGTAGAACGTCCCATCATAAATTCTAAATCACCGCCTTCGTATTCTGTTGGTTCAGTTAATTGAACAATGACACTTATTTTTCTTGTACTCATATTATTATTACTACCAATGTCTATATGCCAATCAAAAAAACCATTTTTCCCATTCTCTGAAATATCATTGTATTCTGCAAATTGTAAACTGTCTACTATATCTGTAATAGTAAAATTCCACATCTCTTTGTTTGCAATTTTTAATAAATTTACTAATTTTTCATAAATAAAATTGGTTTCTTCATTTAAGGGAAGCCAACTTACTTTAGAGTTTCTATAATCATAATCTACGATTGCATTCACTTTTCCATCAACTACCTGATATTTTCTAGTTATTTCTATTATTTTTTCTATTTCTTCATTTGTAAAATTTTTATCAAAAAAATAATAATTTATTAAATTATTATTTTGATTCAAAAAATTAAATGCTTTCATTTGGCGACTTTATTTTTCTAAAACTATATAACTTTATATTGTTTGCAAATAAATGATTATTTAAGACATGTGGTGGATTACATTCCAACTACCCGTATTCACCTGAACTTTTGTTGAATTTTCCGGTAGCTTTTCCGGTAACTTTTCTGGTAACTTTTCCGGTAATGTTTCTGTTTCCACTGAATTTTTTGTTTTATCAAATAATATTGCATAGTCATCACAACTTTTATACAATAGCTTGAAATATTGAATCAATTCATCTTCGCTGCAGTCTGTCATACTATAACATTTCATTTCGGAAAAATTATGTTCATCCAATATGTTGCATAATTTCTCACTATCTTCTTTATTATCTAATAAAATAAAATCGTTGTTTTTATCCTGATATAAAAAATTGATTTGCTCTAACTTATTGTAAAAAGTATCCAACCCTAATATACAATATTGTTTTTTATAATTCAAATTTATAACACTATTACAATATTTATGTTCAAAATTTTTTCGCTTCCATATTTGGCTGTTGTTATGTCTATAATTTTCATCTTCATATGCATCATGTGATTTCATGTATTCATCTATTTTGTAATGTTGATAACATTGACTATTTAAATTCCATATAATTCTATTGATTTCCGAGTTTCGTATTAATGAAAAATTATTATTGTTGTTATTCATATACTGAATATATCCTAATTTATGAATTCGTGCAATTTTTGTATTTACCGCAGTTCTAATCAATACTTCATAATCATCCAAAATCGGTAAATATTCGCAAAAATTTCCCATGTCCATCAAAGTTTTTCTCCTCCATATTCTTGGATGGTTAGGCACACCTACAATATGATTTAATGAAATATTATTAATATTAGGTGTCATTGAGACAAATACCCATTTATTTCTTATTTTTTGTCTATAATAACCTGAATATCCGAGCGCATAAAAATCACCATACCTAAAATTTGATCCATCCTCATAGATGTTTATAAAATCCATATAAACAAAACCGACTTCATTATCACTATCAAAAACGTGTGCAGCATCAGATAAAACGTAATGCAAAATTTCATCGTCATGGTCCATTTCCAATAAATATTTACCGCGACATAATGAAATCGCTTCATTTTTCACATTTCCTATATTACCGTTATTCTCGCTTCGTTTGTACAACCGAACTCTTTTATCATGTTTAAAAGTTTCTTTTAGAAATACAAAATGTGCATCGTCCGGTGAATCATCTAATATTACCCATTCCCAGTCTCTCAAGGTTTGAGTTGTAATGCTATCGTAAGCTCGTATTATTTTGTTATAAGAATTATAACACGTTGTAAACAATGAGAAAACAGGACGCTTATCAATATCATTTGCAATAACACATGAATGTAAGTAGCAATAATTGACGGAATTATTAAACTCATTTAGGTTGTTCTCATCCAACGTTTTAAAATGCAACCATCTTTTTCTCATTCTATCAGCAATAATATCATTTACATCTTTGTAATAAATACTATCGTTTTCACCAAAAGTCACCAATAAATGATAATTTGAATCATATAACTTGTTTAATTCTTCTTTTTTATTCACAATAAAAACCGAACATAACAATTTATCTTTATTTGTGTCTAAAAATTCATCAATATACGAATACTCGTCGCGTCTAAAAAACAAAATATATGGGTACTTCATTATTTTTATTATGCAATTAATTTTTAAATTATATTCGTGTTAATTAACAAATTACTGTCATATTTATTGCAAGTAAAAAGGTAAAACCAAAAATCTAAGGATTTTGCGCAACTTTTTCTAAAAGTTGTTTTGGCTCCACCTTTTCTAAAGGTGGAAAAGGTGGAATTAGTAGTTAAAATTATAATATTGGCTACTAGCATTTCTTGTTTTATAAGAATATGCTGGATTTTGTGGTGTTGGCGTTGGAATAGTAACTTGCTTATAACGCAGATTTTCAGGCTTCAATACAAAAGCATAACCACCATCATCAAAAAAACTAGCGTTTTCTTTCAAAAAATTGTCTACGTACTGATAACGCATAGCAACCATTTGACATCCTGCGGCTCTACATAACATGCCGCTTGGATTGCTTGGATTTACGCCAACGTCTGGATAAACAATTGTCATGCACCTTTGATTAAACTGTTCTAATTCATTAATATCGGGAGTGTTTTTTACGTCATAATACGATAATGCGCGCATAAACACTGAATTGCTAGTCATATTCACATACTCCATAAATTCCTTATTTTCCAAATAAGAATTATTTGATTTATCTACTATCAAAATAATTTTATTCATAAAGGATGTTAAAGGTTGTGCGCCAATATTTTTTCCATGATTTTCATAACTATAATTTTTACCCAACATGATATTATCATATGATTTAAATATCTTTGCTAAATTACTGTAGACGGCTTGCTCATTACTTTTAATTCTTAAATGAATAATTAAAGGATCTGATGGATTTGGTACAGTCCCACCTGAAAAAGCGTAATTGCTTATTGTTTTCATTACTTCACTAAATTTAACACTATTAAATGTCTCTTTCACATAATAATTTTTAGAATTAGAACTGCTACTAGATACAACTGGATTATTATCAACATTGTATATTTCAAAATCTAAACAACGAACGCCTTCTTTGAGAATACTTTTCAAAATACAAACATCAACATAATCATTTTGATAACTTCCTCCACTACAAGCATTAAAAGCGGTTTTAATGTAATAATCGTATAAATTACCACTACAATCACTCTGAATCTTTGATACAGGTTTAATATTTCCATTTATTGACGGATATAACATGTTTAAATAATTACATTCTTTGGATTCAAGACTTGTCAAATAAATCATATAAGATACATAAGTAATTACAATAATTAATATAAGTGCTAAAATAAAATAAGAAACAAAATCTTCATTCATATTATATATTGATTTCATGTTCAAGTTTAAATTTTGATTTACCATACTTAATATAATATAATAATATTATTTACCTATTTAGAATTAAATAATAATATAATATAATTATATTAATTACTAATATTATTATAAAATGGCTGGTGGATTATTAAATTTAGTATCAAGTGGACAACAAAATGTAATATTAAATGGTAATCCTTCAAAAACTTTTTGGAAAGCAGCGTATTTAAAGTATACCAATTTTGGTATGCAAAAATTCAGAATAGATTTTGAAGGCACCACAACTTTGCGTTTGGCGGAATCATCTACATTTCAATTTAAAGTTCCGAGATATGCCGATTTATTAATGGATACTTATATTGTCTTGGATTTACCATCAATATGGAGTCCAATTTTACCTCCTCAAGAATATGTTGATAAAGATGGAAAAGTTTCATATACCGATTGGGCGCCATATGAGTTTAAATGGATAGATTACATTGGAGCCACGATGATTGAAAAAATAACAATTAATTGCGGTAATCAAAAACTACAGGAATATTCGGGCTCTTACATTTTAAATATGGCGCGAAGGGATTTTACTGGTCAAAAATTGAAATTATTTTATGAAATGATTGGACAAGTCCCTGATTTAGTTGACCCCGCAAACGCGAATAGTCGTGTTAACGCATATCCAAATTCTTATTATACTGATAACATTGCTGGCGCGGAACCCTCTATAAGAGGAAGGCAATTGTATATTCCATTGAATTCGTGGTTCACATTAAAAACGCAGATGGCGTTTCCTTTGGTTTCATTACAATATAATGAATTGCAAATTTATGTAACAATCAGACCCATAGGAGAATTGTTCAAAATCAGAGATGTCTTTGATTCTGTTAACAATTACCCATACGTGGCGCCTAATTTTAATCAATATCAAAATCAAATGTATAGATTTTTACAAACTCCACCCGATATAAATTTGGGAATTAACTCTTATTTAGACCAACGTAGTGTGTGGTTTCCAAATTTACATTTAATGTCAACTTATTGTTTTCTCTCAAACGACGAATCACGTATATTTGCTAAAAACGAGCAAAAATATTTATTCAAACAAGTAAATGAAAAGGTATTTTATAATGTAACTGGACCCAACAAAGTGGATCTAGATTCGCTTGGTCTAATATCAAGCTGGATGTTTTACTTTCAAAGAAGTGATGCTAATCTACGAAATGAATGGACCAATTATACAAACTGGCCATATAATTATTTACCGTCGGACGTGACACCTGCACCCCGTTCTGGAAATTTTGTGTTAAATACTGGTCAAACTATTGGGCCTGGAATTAACCCTGACGGACTTTTAACTGGCTATATGACTTCAGGGACATTTACTCCTCAAAATATTAAAGAAATATTAATTGGTATGGGTATTTTACTAGATGGGCAATATAGAGAAAATATACTGGATGTTGGCGTGTTCAATTATATAGAAAAATATACTAGAACTGCTGGTGCGGCACCAGAGGGGTTATATTGTTACAATTTCTGTTTGAACACGTCTCCTTTGGATCTTCAACCGTCTGGTGCTATTAATATGAATCGTTTTAATCAAGTACAATTGGATTTCACAACTGTTATTCCAGCGTTGGATCCATTGGCTCAAGTATTAACTATTTGCGACCCAGAATCAGGTGACATTGTTGGTATTAATAAACCTACATGGAGAATTTATGAATACAATTACAATCTTTATGTTATGGAAGAACGAATTAATATGGTAGTGTTTGTTGGTGGAAACGCTGGTTTGATGTATGCTACCTAGCAACTTTTGGGAAAAGTTGCGCAAAATTGGCTGCTTTTGGTTTTACCTTTCCACCTTTGACGAACGTCTTTTTGTCTTTGAAGATAATTTTCTTCTGCGCTTTGTTTTTGATTTCATTTTCCCTCTGTTTCCATTTCCATTTTGATGTAAAGGTTGGTTTTGTTTTGTTCTCTCTAAAATATCAATTAACTCCTTTTCCCAGGCTTCAATAATTTTGTATACATGTTTCTTTTGTTCAGGATAATTTTGTAATGGTGTAAATGGGGATAAAGTATCATTTACTTCATTCACTAACAAACTTAATAAAATTCCTTTGTGAATTGGATTAGTATATTGAAAATTTTCTAAAAAATAAAGTTGCAATTCCATACTAAACCCAAAATTGAATAAAATGTTTTGGATTTTATTTAGTTCATCTTGTTGCAATTGTATATTATTTATTAATTTATTTATAATTGCTTGAGTAGGTATAATTTTTTCTATTTCTACACCAACCTTATCAATTTCAATACCATTTAATATGTCCTTGTATTCTTTTTTATTTAACGCTATTTTAGCTTTGTCTGCAAAACTTTTGAATTTGTCTATATTTGTTTCGTCTTTACATACATTTGAAAATAAGTATGTGATTTCATTCGTATTTTTTTGTTTAACGTAAATGTCTATAGAATAAGAAATGTGTGTGGGATCAATCGCGTTAAAATCTTGGTAACAAGGATATCCTAATATTTCACCCATTCGTTCTAATGAAATTTCTTGACCGTTGTAATCAGTTTTAGAAATAATTACACCTTGATAAGTTTTGTAATCTTCGCTAAATAATAAAGTTGGAAACTGTTTTTTAATTGCTTCAATAATGGATTTTGTTTTTGAGTCTTTCCCGGTTGCTTCATTGTAATTTGCAGGTTGAACAAGCATAGCAGGTCTTACATTTTCATTTACTAAAATAGAATTAAATACATTTTCTATTCCAATTTGTTCAATAAGGGACATATTATATAATAACTAGTTATTTTTTATGTGTATAACGGGCGTTTTACATGAAAATTTTATCATAAAATATAAGTAATACAATATAAGTGTAAATAATTTATTTATATATATTATATATAATATATAATATATACATGAATCTAAAATTTAGAACTAACATTACAACAAGAAAAAAAAAGATACAAAAAAGTAAAAAATATAGAAAACTAAATATTACAACAAGCAAAAGAAAGATACAAAAAACTAAAAAATATAGAAAACTAAATAACATTACAATAATAAAAAAGAAAAAAACAAAAAATACAAAATGGGGCGGTGGAGTAGAAGAAATTTATGTAGACAATGTTTATATAGGTAAATGGAATATTATTAATGACGAGGATGATTATGGTAAAATGACTTATGCAAATGGTGATGTTTTTGAAGGCAAATTATATGATTCTAATGACCATAAAAAAAACGGTGGCGGTATAATGACTTACAAAGATGGTAACAAAATATTAGGTTATTGGAAGGATGACAAACTTATTAATTCTTTAGATGAAAATTTAGGTATAACGATACACCGAGTAAATTCTCCCAAAGAAATCGAAGAAGGAAAAAAATATTTGGTAATGCATAACGTTTATGATAGTGGTCCTGTTTTTTTATTCATTGGTAATATAAATATTAATAAGGAACGAAAACATCCTGCGTCCGGCGCTTATATTATGGATATTATGTGGGAAAAAGATATAATGGTAGCAAACGATCCATGGAGAAAGCCAGTTACTGTTAACCGTTTTTATAAAAAATTTGACAATGGACGTAAATATAATTTATACGATGCACAAGATGCACTAGTAGATGATGACTTATATAATGACGCATTTTCTCCCGATCAATTTAATGTAATAATATTTAAGTTCGACGACAATATTGAAAAAAATATTAATGAAGATACAAGCCCAGATAAATTGCCAAAAAACCCATTATCCCTATTTGATTTATCATATTCACAATTATCAGAAGAAGAAAAAAAATTCTTAAAAGAAAATACAAATATTTTAGATAATAAAAACCATTAGCATAAATGAAGATAATGTTCTTGTTAATTAGAAACAGGCTTTAAGCCTTTTGGGGAATTTATTATATTAACTTTATTTTTTTTCCCAAAAGTATTTTGGGATTTTCAATTTTGGACATTTTTTTTGTCCATTTTTCAAAAACCCCAAAAAGTCTTGGAGAAAAAACAATGTTTGTTACCATAAGTGAATTTTAAGATGTGAACACAGAAAAAATAAATTTTGTTTTGTTATGATAAAATTTATTTTTATTTTTATTAAAAGCCTAGAAATTATTTTCTTTTAGCAATAAAATGATAGTAAATGATAGTAAAAAGTCGCCAAAACAATGTAAAAATTTTAATTGTGAAGTGTGTTATTATACAACGTGTAAACTGTCTGATTACACTAAACATTTATCAACTGATAAACACAAAAAACGTGAAAATGATAGTAAAATGGTAGTGAATGATAGTGAAAAGTCGCCAAAAGTCGCCCAATATATATGTGAATGTGGTAATATTTATAAATATGATAGTGGTTATTATAGGCACAAAAAAAAATGTCAGTTATCACAAATTAAAACAGATGATTTATCTGATAAAGATTTAATACTTATGTTGATAAATCAAAACAAAGAACTTATGCAAATAATAAAAAATGGAACAAATAATACTATTCACAATGTCAATAACAATAACAACATCAATTCAAATAACAAAACATTCAATTTACAGGTTTTTTTGAATGAAACATGCAAAGATGCTATGAATATTAGCGATTTTATAGAATCACTACAATTGCAGGTCTCCGATTTAGAGAATGTAGGAAAGGTTGGCTATATTGAAGGAATTTCCAATATAATTATTAAAAATTTACAGGCCCTAGAAGTGGAAAAACGTCCTGTTCATTGTACTGATCAAAAAAGAGAAGTAATCTATGTAAAAGAAGACAATGTTTGGGAAAAGGAAGATGAAGCAAATAAAAGATTAAGGAAAGCTATTCGAAAGATTGCTCATAAAAATATATGTATGTTCAAAGCATACAGAGAGAAGTATCCTGATTGCGAAGAATATGATTCCAAAAAAAATAGTCAATACAATACAATTATCTATGAATCTATGGGAGGAAAAGGAGATAATGATTATGAAAAGGACACCAAAATCATCAAGAAAATAGCTAAGGTAGTCGGGATTGAAAAAGGTTAAGGTAGTATATTTTCTTTAAGCCCTTCGGAGAATTTATTATATTTTAACGAAAAAAGTTATCCAAAAGTATTTTGGGTTTTCAATTTTGGACATTTTTTTTGTCCATTTTTCAAAAACCCCAAAAAGTCTTGGAGAAAAACAATGTTTGTGACTGAAACGAAAAATTAGCATGTGGTTACCAAAAAAATAATTTTCATTTTGTGATTGTGATTTTTAAATTTCAATGTATAAGTATTTAGACATTTTTTTTCTATTGGAAATATATGGAAATAATGGAAATAAAAAAACTTAAAAAAAACTTACCAAGATTTGAATGCGAATATTGTGACTTTAAATGCTATATGAAGATTGATTGGTCAAGACATTTAGCAACTGATAAACATATAAACAATGAAAATGGAAATAAAATGGAAATAAAAAACTTAAAAAAACTTACAAAAAACTTACTTATTTCACAAAATGATGATATAGAAAATTTGTCGTCACATTCTTGTTGTTGTGGAAAGATATATGCAACTTCTTCAGGGATATGGAAACATCAAAAGAAATGCAACATTTTTGCATCATCCTCGTCATCATCATCTCAAAATGAAATAATCAACATTGAGAGTTCTTGTAATAACAAGGCAAACACCGCAAACACTTCGCTACAATCAACTGATTTTGCAAATTTAACGAATTTAATCTGTGAATTAGTGAAAACAAACACAGATATTCAAAAATCAGTTATTGAATTATGTAAAAATGGAACCTCTAATAATATTGTCAATAGCAATAATGTGAATAATGTAAACAGTAATAACAAAACTTTCAATTTACAGGTTTTTTTGAATGAAACATGCAAAGATGCGATGAATATGAGTGATTTTGTTGAATCAGTAAAATTGCAAGTTTCTGATCTAGAAAATGTAGGAAAAGTCGGTTATATTGAAGGTATATCCAATATAATCATAAAAAATTTGAAAGCACTAGATGTAAATAAACGCCCGGTTCATTGTGCCGATCAAAAGAGAGAAGTTATGTATGTAAAAGACGAAAATATATGGGAAAAAGAAGATGAGAATAATAAGAAAATGCGAAAAGCCATACGTATGATTGCTCATAAAAATATTTGTATGTTAAAGGCTTTTAGAGAGAAATATCCTGATTGTGAAGAATATGATTCAAAGAAAAGTAGTCAATACAATAAAATTGTCTATGAAGCCATGGGGGGAAAAGGAGACAATGATTATGAAAAAGACACAAAAATCATAAAAAAAATCGCGAAACAAGTGACGATTGATAAATATTGACAAAATTCTGATTTACTTAAGATATGCATTGGATGCAAGAGGTCCGTCATCTATAAATTGTCCAGTAGCACTATATCTTTTTTCATAATTAGGCATAAACTTCAATCCCGCTGGTTTGTATCGTTCATCAAATAATTGTTGACCACCATTAAATGCAGTTATCCATGTATTTACACCAAAACTGGCTTGTGGAGCTGCCTCTAGTTTGTCTTTATTGGATGTAAATAATTTAGCTTGTGTCCCAATGTCAGTAGTTAAAGTAGAATATGTTGGTGTGACTCCCCACGTTAATTTACCGGCATCATTTTCACCAGGGACATTCGCAGTTGATTGCGATTTCATA